TCGCCAATGTCCGGATCACGCCGGAGACCCGCATCCGCATGGAGGGCTGGGTCGCCGAAGCAGAGGCCGAGCTGGTGGCCCGCGCCGCCAGGGAGACCGAGGCCGCGACGATCCGGGAGCGATGGGGCGTGGATGTCGAGACCTACCGCCGGACGATCAAGCCCTACGAGCACAAGCTCCGGGCGGCGAACGGATGGATCGGCTAGCAGGGAGTGGGGGCGGCAACGCCCCCATGGGGAGGGCACGATGGCGAAGGTAGATCCGGGACCGGTCTACGGATGGGATGGCGAGGAGATCGGGGGCTACTCCCTCACCCCGCACCGCCAGCGGCACGAGGGACGGCTGATCTGCTGGATCAATGTCCGCCGGGGTTTCAGTCGTCTCGATCTGGTCGGGACGTGCAATACGGAGGAGGAGGCGATCGCGATGGTGGAGGCGGCCTGGGATGCGCACTGCGAGCAAGTGGCGGCGTGATGGCCACAACCGTTGACGAGGCTTGGGGGGTGATTCACGACGCCGCCCGAGCCAAAGGCCAGGCGGTCGCCGATGCCGACACGGCGCGATTCTTCAAGCTGCTCCAGCGGCGGCTCGACAAGCGGGCCAAGGAATGGGGGCATGCATGGGTGACGGAAGGAGAGGCGATGTACTTGCGCTCCAATAACCTTCGGCAGCCGGGGCACACGATCTATCGGTACAGCACACCGAACGAGGATTTGAGCGACAAGGCCCAGGCGGCATATAGGTAGAAGGGGTCTGACCCTCCCACAGGAGACACGATGACCATCATTGCGCAGGTCCAACACATCGATTTCGACAACCAGCCCACCAAGCCGGGCTACACCATCGACACGTTTCCCTGCGCCGAGTGTGGCGGTTCCATCTTTCCCGAGGATCGCTACTGCGGCACGTGCGGACACGCCATCTGCCCGACGTGCCACGGCTACGGCTACGTCTCTGACCTCATGGGTGGTGTGGACCAGTGCGACGCGTGCGAGTGGGGCACGGTCATCGAGCTGAGCGGCGAGGTTTCGCCCGAGACTCAGGCCGGTATCGACGCCGGCATCTTTCCATTCTGACATTCACGGGGCCGGGAGCACCGGCCCCAGCAAGGAGTACCATCATGCGCAAGGTCTTCATCGTCACCGGCCCCAATGGTGAGGCCGAAGCCCCGATCCAGAGCCCATCGTTTCACCACGCGTCATTCGCCTATGACCTCGCCAGCATCGGCGAGTGGACGCCGACCATTGACCATCCGGAATGGACGCGAAGCATTCGCCGCGGCTACATCGTCCACGAGGAGCCGATGCGCTACGCATTTGAGGGCATGCGGATGTTCGCGGTGGAGTACCGCGACGCCGGAGGCGATCGTCCCTGCGGCACCTCGACGACTTGGCGCGGCTGGCCGTCGTTCGTCGTCGGTAGCCTCCGCATCCTTCGGGAGGTGGAGCTCCCGGATTTCTGGCAGGCAGCAGAGCGGATGGCGCGCTTCCTCCGCTCGTTCACCTGGCTCTCGGCGAGCGGTCCGATTGATCCGGCATGGCAGATGTTCGCGACCTACCGAGACGCAGGGGTCGGGATGGCAGATCACACCTATGAGGCGATGCGGGAGACGGTACTGACGGCCAACGCGCTCACGGGCTACGAGGCTGTGCGTGAGCTGCTGCTGTCCAATGCACGCATCTGGGACCTGATCCCTCGTGACGCGCATGATGCAGAGGGCATCAAGACGGCGCTGGATCGGGACATCGAGCTGATGGCTCGATGCATCGTCCAGCATCCCGGTCGCCGGGTCCCGGCGCGCATCCACGCCGAGGATCGGCTGGCAGCGTGGGCAGCGGGGTATATCCCGGTCACGACGCTGGACGGGGTGCTCCGGGTAGCCCGGCACGCATGAGCATGACCGGGCCGTGTGCGACGGCCCGAAGGAGAGCAACGCAATGGCAAACACCCGCGTCGTCCACGTCAACGATAACGTCCCTGGAGCAATTTACATCGGCCGTGCAGTTCCTCGGCGCGGCATCAAGACGAGCAAGTGGGCCAATCCGTTTCGCATCAGCGCCGACATGACCCGGTATGAAGCGATCGAATGCTACGACGCGGAGATCACGGCAGGGTCAAGGGCGGGACTCCTTGCTGATCTCCCTGAGTTGCGCGGCAAGGCGCTCGCCTGCTGGTGCCGCCATGATGGCGAGGAACGGACAGTGGCGAATGCCTGCCATGGCGACGTGCTCGTAGAGATTCTGGAGACCTATACAGACGACGAGCTACAGGAACTATCCACATGGAGACAGTGACCATGACCACCACCGAACCCGTCACTGCGCACGACCTCGCCGAGGCGCTGCGCGAGGCGATCGACAACAATAACGCAATTATCTGGATCGATGATGTCACGCCGGAATATGACTGGGAGGCTCCATCCCGATGGCAATCCCTGCTTGACCGCTTCGATGCGCAGGTGCGGGAGGCGGTGGAGTACAACCTGGCCCACACGAGGAGCCAACGCGACGGCTGGATGACCCTGGCCCGGAAGTGGCGGGCTACGAGCCATCCGGACCTTGACCCAGCCAGCCCGGTGGAAGACGCCCGTGCGTGCAACTGGCAGGCACTCCGGCTTCGGCGCGAGCTGCGACGCTTGGGAGGTAAGAAATGACCGACATAGACGCCGCCCGCGAGCGCCGCGATCATGCTCTCATCGTCCTCTTTGCCATGCGCTACGCGATGGGTCGCCAGTCGGCCGGGGTCGGCATCGTGCGCGACTACATTGCCCGTCATCTCGACGGGCTGACCGAGAACGAGCGGGAGGCGATGGCAACGGAGATCGACACCGCCGAACGGTTGATGCTTGACCGGATCGATGAGGGCGGCGTGATGGTGACGATGCCAACAGCGATCGGGAGCCCGATCGTCGATGCTCCAGGGTGGCTCGACTTGCGTGACCTGCTGAGGGGAGGGAGTGATGCCTGACCTCTGTGTGTTGGTGACCGGGACGAGACACGCCACGCCTGCCGACTGGCGCGATGCCGTCTACGGCGTTCTGTCGCTCCACCTCGCGCGCATCGGCGACGGGCACCTGCGTGTCATCCACGGCGCTGCTCGCGGGATCGATACGCTCGCCAACGAGTGGGTGCAGGTGCGGCAAGGCCGATGGCGCGTCTCCGCTGAGCGCTACCCGGCGGACTGGGACGCCCATGGGCGGGCCGCCGGGCCAATCCGCAACGCTGAGATGCGGGACTGCTTGGTGCGCATGCGCGACACCGGGTGGGACTGCTACGTGCTCGCCTTCACAGACGACATAACAGCAAGCAAGGGAACGTCCGGGATGTGTCGGCTCGCCAGCGCGGCGGGATTGCCGGTCACCGTGTATGGGCGGGATGGCAAGGGCAGGGCGTTTGGAGGTGGGCGGTGAAGGTCGACATCAACCAGCTACGGGATCTCGGATGGATCACGACACAGCGCCACCCCACATTGCCGCTCACGGTGTGTAAATACAGCCGTCACTTCCAGGCAGCGGGCAACTGGGACGACGTGATGCTGACCATGCGAGGCGCGGTTGTGGATGATCACGGCGTCATGGTCAATCATCCGATGCACAAGTTCTTCAATCTCGGGGAGGCGGAGACGCCAACGGGACGCTTCACCGTGCAGGAGAAACTGGACGGGACGTGTATCGTCGTCTTCCAGTGGGAAGGGCACGTCATCGTCCATACGCTCGGGGCGTTCGGATCACCGCAAGCGCAGGCAGCTAGGGAGTGGATCGAGCGGACGTACGGATGGGACTGGATGCTTGAGGAAGACACCTACGTCTTTGAGTGGATGGACCCGGACAATTTCACCACGCTGCGATGGCGTGGTGAGCCGACTCTCAAACTGTTGTTCGTCTGTGACGGCGTTGCGGAAATCGCCGTTGAGCCTAACGGTTCGTGGCCGGGTGAAATTGTCCGCACGCTCGATCTTCAAGGCGATCCTGAAGCCCTCGCCGGAATGGTGCGCGACGATGAGGAAGGCTACGTCCTCGTCTACGACGATACCTGCAACTGGCAGCGGCGACGACTCAAGGTGAAGGGTGCGCGCTATCTCGAACTGCATCGTATGGTCTGGAATCTCTCGGAGACGACGGTCTGGGAGATGGTGTTCCAGAAGTCCGAGATGGAGCGCGCCCTGTTTCGCTCGACGCTCGACGAGGAAGCCCGAATGTGGTTCGACGAGACGGCAGCAAGAATGGCGGCGTCCTTTGCTGATCTGCGCGGGGAAGCCGACGCCGTGTACGAGAGCATCCGGGAAGGCGACAAGCGCCTCATGGCGGCGAGGATCAAGTTGCACGATCCCCAGCTCCAGCCGTACCTGTTCATGAAGATGAACGGAAAGCCTGGCGGGGAGGGCTATCTCGCGAAGTTGATCAAGCCAAAAGGCCATACCGCCTATGCCGCGCTCCGGGATAGTGAAGCAGCCTAACCCCTCAGCCCCCTCAGCGTCTCCCAGCCCGCCTCGTCCATCCAGACAAAGATCGGCACCCCGTGCTTGAGATCCCCGTTGATCTCGACGATCAACCGCGCGGGATTGCGCTCGTCCGGTGTCATCCGCACGTCGGCCACTGGCTTCCACGTCTCGTCATAATCCTTTCGGACCATGAGGCCGTCATCGACCTGACGAAAGACGAGTGCGTAGGACTGGCCACCGGCATAGGTGACGGGGATAGACGTGTCTGGCATGAGGGCTCCTCAGCATAGCGGGAAGCCCCCGGTCTGGCGCACGTGCGTGCCGTCCGGGGGCATGTTGTGGCTATCGTAGCAAAAAGAAGCCCCGTGCGGTCACGCCGAAGCGCCGGAACGGGGTCTGGTGGTGCCATTCTACAGCAACGCCCGGCGCACTGGGCGACCGGGCGGAACTGTGCCATTGGAGAAACCCGAAGGCTAGATGGACTGGGTACCACCCTGCGACGACCCATGGTCCGATCACGACTTCGCACAACGGAAAAAGCAGGGCAGCACTCCCGCTTTAGGGGCTCCCGGTTGTCTGCCAGCGGGCCGGGAGACCAAGGCCGCTGCCCTCCTCGGGAGGGGAGAGCGCAGAGGGATTCGAACCCCCGGCAGGTTGCCCTGCTCCTGTTTTCAAGACAGGTGCCATCAGCCAGACTCGGCCATGCGCCCGTGGAGGTGGGGGCGAGATTCGAACTCGCGAGGGTGTCCCCTGGCTGCTTAGCACGCAGCTGCCATAAACCGGACTCGGCCACCCCACCAAAGCTTCCTCCTGCATCCCGGATGGCCCGTTTGATCCATCCCATTCTGGGGTTGAGAAGACGCAGTGTATGCGGAAGGTCTACGGGCTTCCCACCCGGCAGCCTCGGCAGGATTCGAACCTGCAACCAACGCATTAACAGTGCGCTGCTCAACCGTTGAGCTACAAGGCTATGAGCGGCACACCTTGATACGCGAACCTCGCAGAATAGAGCGATCCGCAAAGGCCGCAACAAGGTGAATGAGCACCGGGCAGGTTTCCCTGTCTCTTCCCGGCTCCCGCAGTGCCGTCTGCACGAGTCGAACGTGCGATCCACGCTTTGCCGGCGTGCGCCTTGCCCCTTGGCTAAGACGGCTGCCGGACTTCGCTCCGGCCACGGCGCGAGCCTGCTGCCCTGACGTTTCTTCCCGCACCGTTCACGGCCTGGCTCAGGGCCTACCGGCGCTCCGCTCACCGCGGAATCGTGGCAGCTTCTCCGGTGCCTGCGCGTGGCATCCGACACAGTCGAATGTTGTCCATGTCGCGCTTCCGGTCCTGGGCGAGGGCTGCACCCTCTCACTCCGGATCAACCGGATTGCCGCCAGTGTAACACCTCATCGCCGTTGCGAGCATTACCGCGCGTGCTGTTTTGATCCTCATGGTAACGCTCAATACACTGAATGGGCATTCACCTTTACGAGCATTACCGCGCGTGCTAGAGTGTACCCGTAACCGGCACGTTACGCATTACCGAGGACGCCATGCCCCCCACCGTCACGCAACTGATCGCCCGGCATGCACCGACCGAGGGCAAGCAGCCCCTCAGCGGTGACGTGACCGGGCGCTGCTATATCTGCGCGCTGCCCACCGAGCGAGGACAGCGCCGTCCGCCGTCATCGGCTTTCACCGCCTGGGCTGCCTGTGCCGAAGGGGACGTCCTCTGCCCGGACTGCGCGGCGACATTGAATTATCGCGATGTGCGCATGTTCTCCTGGCTGGTAACCGAGAACGCCTTCCGCGTCGAGGGGCGCGGGGACCGGGACTGGCTCTGGGATGTGCTGGCCGATCCGCCACCGCCGCCGTACGCGCTCTACGTCACCAGGGGCGGGCAGAAACAGGGCTGGATCAGCGGCGTGCGGCAGGTGGCGACCAGCCGCGACCGCATCCCGATCCTGACCGACTGGACAGACCGGCCGATCGTGCTGACCCGTGCCGACTGGGAGCGCTGGGCGCCACTCGTGGAGCGCATCCGGGGCTACGGGATCGGGCGGACGGCGGTGGAGACGGGGGAGTACACGGCGGCCCAGTGGAGCAAGGCCGTCAAGCTCGGGTACGTGGATGATCTGATCGCAGCGCAGCAGTACGCGGGGGACCCGCGTTGGGAAGTGATCGCACATGCAAGCCGAAAGCCAGACACCGACACTGGACAATCCGCTCTCGCCGCTCCTCTCCCAGCCGGGGAGAGCGGAGACTATCGCCCTCTTGGCCTCGATCTACAAGTCGGTTGACTGGGCCAGGCAGGGCGGAGCCTCGGTGCTGGATCGCTGGTCCGGCATGGTGATGGTCGCCAGCCGGGCGGAGACGATCGGCGAGTTCGCCAACAACCTCTGCAAGCGGCTGGGCGTGGGATCTACGTACCCGGCGGCAGAGCTTGCCGATGCCGTGATCGCGATCGAGCCGTACGAGATGGACATCCTCGACTGGATCGATCGTGAGGCGATCCCGGTGGCGATGATGGCCTACGCCAAGGCCAGGGAGGACCGGGCACGATGAGACCGATCACCTATCGGGGGACGCTGACGGCGGCCTCGGAAATCCATCACGGCGGTGACGAGCAGACGGGCAACGTCCGCCTGCTCCGGACGGTCAAGGTCTGGAGCGCGGCTGACGATCGCATCGTGCGCCTCCCGGTGATCTCCGGCAATGCGATCCGGGGCGTGCTCCGGCGCAAGCTGATGGAGGACATGCTGGAGCGGATCGACTACGGGCCGGTGTCGCCGAAGCTGCACCACGCGCTCTACACGGGCGGTGTCCTGGAGAGCACCGACGGTTCCGGCGCGCTCGACCTGCCAGCGCGGCGCAAGCTCTCCGACACGATCCCGCCGATTGCCCTGCTCGGCACGGCGGTACTCAATGACATGGTGCCGGGGCAACTCAAGGTCGATTTCGCGCGGCCCTTCTGTCGCGAGACGGCGGCCCTGCTGGCCAGAGCGGGCTATGACGATCCCCGCATGCGCACCAATGCCCGCGCCTTCCGGGATTTCACCTTCACAACCCGGTATGACGATCTGCGCGAGGGCGACTCGCACCAGATGATCGTCACGTTCGAGTATTTCGCCGCCGGGACGGCGTTCGCCCACGCCTTCCACCTCAAGCACCCGACGCCGATCCTGCAAGCATCTGTGGGGGCGATGCTGGAGGTCTGGGCTGCCGACCCGGTGATCGGCGGCAAGGCGGCGGGCGGCTTCGGCCAGTTGATCCTCGATTACCCGGACGCGCCAGACCCGACGCTCTACTACGACTATCTGGAGTCGAGCGGCGATGTGATCCGGGGCGTGCTGGACGATCTGGCACGACGGCTGGAGGGCAAGCCGAAGCCGGGGGTGCTCAGTGCCGACATCCTCTTCTGAGCCCTTCCGGCTCACGATCCACCTGGCAATGCCGGTGAGCTTGCAGCACCCGTGGCTGCACCTCGACAGCATCGTGCGCCACCTCATCGACGATCGCACCTATGGCCGCGATGCGGAGCTGACGTGGGATGACGAGATGCGGGGCAATCGCAACGCGGCGATGCGGGCAGCCGGGACGATGATCTTCCGCGACGTGCTGGATCGCTACCAGGCGGCTGGTGATTGGCTCTCCTGCGCGTCCGTCTCGGAGTTCACCCCGGCCGATACCCCGTTCGGGACGTTGCAGTACTTCAAGCGTTTCGAGGCAGAGCGCTTTCCCGGCCGGGGCAAGATCAACCTCTCCAGCGACCACTACCGGACGTGGATGCTCAAGACGATCTACCTGCCCTGCCGGACGGTGACGTTCTACGGGCGCGGCAGGATCGGCCTCTTGCGCGACCTGCTCGGGGATCTGACGCACCTTGGCAACGACACGCGGATCGGCTGGGGAGAGATCGCCGAGTGGCGGCTGGAGCGGGTGGAGGCGGACTGGAGCCTCGTGCGCGCGGGCAGGGCCATGCGCCCGATCCCGGTGCGGATGCTCTCTGAGTGGGACGATGAGGCGTGGCTGACGTGGCACGCGCCCTACTGGGACCGGAGCAAGGTGGAGCTCTGTGCGCCGCCGGGCGCGCGGGTGGTGCTGCGATGAGCCCGGAGTGGCGCGCGGCCTTCCTCGCGCATGCCCAGTCTCCGGGATACCGGCGGGCCGTTGCCGAGGCGCGCCGCGCCCTCGATGCGGTCGCTCACCGGCACGTGGTCGTGCCCTTTTCCGGTGGCAAGGACTCGACGGTGCTCCTGCACCTTGCGGCGGCGCACTGTCCGGAGTTACTGGTGACCCATTTCGATTTCGGGCGGCCGGGGCAGAAGCGCTACAACGCCTTCCCGGCCGGGCTGGAGCGGACGATCCTCGACAACGGCAGGGCAATCTCGGGGCACCCCGTCCACGTCATCACCAAGCACAAGTACTGGAGCGATCCGGATGGCGCGGAAGCCAACCGGCCCGCCGGAACGATGATCCATTACATCCCGGATAGCCTCTCATGGATCGTGGGCAGCATCGGGATTGCCCGGCAGTATGGGTGCGGGATCAACCTTGTGGCGTTGCGCAAGGCGGAGAGCCGCCGCCGCTCCCGCCGGATAGAGGCAGGACAGACGATCCGGCCAGATGTGATCGACGAACGATGGCCACTGGCGGACTGGTCCGACCGCGACGTCTGGGCTTACCTCGTGGAGCACGATCTGCCCTATCCCGCAATCTATGACGAGCGGGCGGCGGTCCTGGGCGACTATCTGGGCGTGCGGCTGACCTCACTCTTCCGCGATCCCACCGAAGCCAAGGCCGACAGCACCGCGATGGATGGCATTCTCAACTGGCGAGACCGCAATGCCCCGCGATAGCCGCCTCTACGCCATCGGCGACACGCACGGGCACCTGCGCGAGACGCGAGCGCTCGTCAAGCAGTTGGTCGCCGAGGGCATGGAGCCAGAACGGGATACCGTCGTCTTCCTGGGGGATTACGTGGATCGCGGTCCCGATGTGTGCGGGCTGGTCGCCTACCTGATGCTGTGCCCGGCGCACTGGGTCTTCCTGCGCGGCAATCACGATCAGATGTTGCTGGATGCGCTGGAGCGCCCGTGGGAGGATCGTCCCTTCCTTCGCTGGTTCACCGCCGGGGGCCGGGAGACCTGGTACAGCTACATCTCCTCCCGCAACCGGCATCAGCTGGTGACAACATACCCGTGGCATCACACCGATGCCGACCGGCTGGCAATTGCGAGCGACATCCCGGACGATCATCTCGCATGGCTGGAGGCGCGGCCCCTGTGGCACGAGACGGACCGGCATCTCTTTGTCCATGCCGGATTGCGGCCGGGCGTGGCGCCAGCGGATGCGCGGCCCCGCGATCTGCTCTGGATGCGTCGGGAGTTCATTGCCTCCGATCACGACTGGGGCAAGATCGTGGTCTTCGGGCACACCACGCAGCGGGCGCCGCTGGTATTGCCCAACAAGATCGGCATCGACACGCTGCAGTATCCCAATGGCTCTCTGACGGCGGTCCGTCTCGACACGGCAACCCCGGTGTTCTTTGCGCAGCCGCTGCTGGGAGGGTGCGATGGTTGAGGTCTGGCTGGTGGGCGTAGGGCGCAATCTCAATCGGGCGGTCCGAACATGTGCCGCCTTCGGCGTGTCGCGGCTGGTCATGCTCAACTGTGACGAGGCGTGGCTGACAGGCAATGTCTACAGTGCTGCGGGCAAGGTGGAGATTGTCCGCGCGGAGACGTGGCCGGATGCCGCCGGGACGCTGGCGTTGGAGACGTACGCCACGATGCCGATTCGTGAGGTCCCGTGGGAGCACGTGCAACGGATCGTGATCGGTGGCGAGACGGCCGGGTTGCCGCGCGGCATGGCGGCGGAGTGGTGGGCAACGATCCCGCAGGTCAGCGGGCCCGGCCTCACGGTGGAGGCAGCGCTGGCGATCGCCTTGTATGAGGCGTCCTGATGGTCGCCCCACGAGAGTGCCCAAACCACGGCGCGCCGTGGACGCTTGCCAACGACTTTGCCCTCATGAGCATGATTGGCACGATGCGCGCCGAAACCATTGCCCGCCGGATGGGGCGCACGCGGTGGGCGATCCTGCGGCGTTGCCAGCGGCTCGGACTCAGTGCGAGCAAGGATGGCGTCGTGACGAGCGGCATCGCATCACAGCTGACCGGACTCTCGCCGCAATACCTGACCCGGCTGGCTCGGCAGGGCAGGATCGCAGCACGGCGGCTACCCGGAGGCAGGTGGTGGCTCTTCTCCCGCGTCGCCGTGGTGGAGCTGGGCCGGACACGAGGCTGGGCGGCCTAGTCCTCTCCCGCCGCGACCGCGATCGGTGGCAACCACTTGACGCGCATGACGCGCTCGCCGGTGCGCGGGCCATACCAGTAGCCGTGCCAGTGGCCCCGTCGGATGTGCGGCCGCACGGTGCGCCCGGTCGGCTCATGTTCCCGGCCCTCCCGGATGGCCTTGCCGATCTGCGCGCCCACCGTCCAGATGCGGGCCCGGTCGGGGGCGAAGAGCCGCCAGCCGTGCTTGACGCGCTTGGGGCGCGGGTTGCCCGGTGACGATCCGGGTTGGCGGACGTCGTCGATCTCCGGCTCATCGGTGCAGAGATAGAGGAGCAAGGAAACGAAGGGCATCATCTGGGCTGCGTCCCGCTCAGCATGCGGCCGAACATCGTCCCCCAGGTAGGTCACGACATCCTCGCTCCCGGCGTACGTGCGCTCGATGGCATCGGCCAACGATCCTCTGCCAAGCGTGATCGTCGGTGAGGCATGGGTTTGGTCGCCGATCGCCATGACGGTGCGCAACTGAGCGTCACCGCACTCGATATCGTAATCCAGGGTGGCCCAGAAGCCATCCACCGCCACACCGTAGATCGCTAGTCCCGGTGTCTCGATGTAGACGCTCCACTCAGGTAACCGGAGGAGGAGCGATGCAGGAAGGTCGCCCGCGAGCGGCGTGTCGATCAGGGCAGCGTACACCTCGGGGTCGTACCGATAGATGCCCTTGGTGTAGCGCCACGTCCCCAGAGCACAGAGCCGCTGCCCCGCGCGGACGTGGTCCAGGGTCAGCTCGTGCGGTCCCTGCGCAATGGCCAACCAGCCCGCCATCGGCAGGAGACACCATGCGGGCCAATCGGGGAGGCGCGATCCTTTCCCCCGCAGCAGGTCGTCAACCTGCCGGGGCAAGGTCGGGTGGTCGTGCAGGAGGCGGGCGAGGTGCTGGAGCGGGAGGTCAGACATCCGTGTCCTCCACGAGCATCCAGCCTCCGTCGGGATGCGGTGTAATCTTTGCCCCTGGCTTGTAGAGCTTTCCAGTCTCGGTGCACCGCCCAGGGTAGACGGCCCGGATCTGGGCCGTGCGCGGTGTCGGGCGCTTGCGGCCTTGCCCCGGCTGGCGCCGCCGCCAGTGGGCCGGTTGTGGGCGCGGCGTCCGTCGCCGGGCTCGCTCGTCATGGGTGAGGATTGACCATGCGAGGATCGGCACTCCGGCCGCAAGGGCTTTGGCCGTCTCATCGGACTTGACCCGGCTCTGAGTCGCGACCAACGTCCCGGCCAGCTCGCTTTCCTGCAAGACCCGGATTTGCGTCGTGATGTCCGGCGTCATCGAGAGCGGTCGCACGACGTCGGGCCAGCGGACAAACGCGGTCATGCTCACCCCGGTTGGCATCTCATTGGTGTCCACGGAGACGGCGTGCCGATCCTGGTTGCCCTGCACGGCGTAAAGCAGCCATGCCTCGGCATCGATCGGGCCGAAGAGGGCGATGCTCAGCCGGGCGGTGACTTCGGCCCCCATCAGCTCGACCCGGATACTGACGAGCTGATCGCGCATCCGGTCGGTGAGGGAGGCGACGATCTCGACCAGTGTCTGATCGCTCATCGCCCCGCCTCGATCGCGGTGCGGACATCGGCACGCATCGCCAGCAGCCGGTTGATGGTCGCCATAGCGGCCGCGAACGCCTCGGGGACGTCATAAGGATCCGGCGTGATCGCCGACAATCCCGAGATCAATGCCTCCAGGCGGTCCGCGATCCGCGTCTGCCCAAGGTCGCCGAGATGCTGGATCGCCCACGTCTGCTCGACGGTTGGCTCTGCCTCCCCTGCCTCCCACGCGATGATCGTGTCAATACCGCCGTCAACCTCCTCACCGGTCGCCTCCTCGACGACGGCCAGCAGCCCGTGGATATCCAGCCCGTAGGCGCGGCGTTCGGCGGCGATCTCCGGACCGGTCATCCGCCGAATCTCGATCGTGGGCGGGGTCATGAGGCCGGTTGGGTCGAACCAGTCGGCGTCGGGGTCGCGGAAGGAAAGGTCGGCGGGGACGATGCTGGGTTGGGCACGTCGTCCGTCGTGGCGCTCACGGAAGGCGTCCATGTCAGGGGGCCAGTAGACATACTGCCCACCGATCAGCCGGGCGCAGGGCAGGATGCCCTCCTGTGCGCGAAGACGGACGGTTCGCGGGGCCACGCTGAGCGCCTCGGCGAACTCGCCCTGCCCCATGGCATCGCGGATCGCCTGCATGTATCCAGCGCGGTAGGGGGATGGCTTCATGGTATGCTCCTGGTTGTGCCGGGGCTTTGCCCCGTCATCTCCAGAAGGCCGGGGTTGGCTGCAATCTTCCCCGGCCCTCGTCATGTCTACTTGACGCCCGCAAGCGCCGCGTTCCAGATGGCAGAGACGCCACCCCGGTTGTCGATCCACCAGCTGGCGGAGGTCTGCGCCTCGGCATAGGCAATCATCTCGCCGTACTTGGCCTGGTTGGCGGCGGCGCCCGCGCGCTGCTCGGTGGTGAGGGCATCACCGAGCTGGGCCATCTTGGCGGCCATCCCGGCCAGGCGGCGCTCGACTTCCGCCGTGAGGAGGGCCATCTGATCGCGGCGGATCGTCGTCGCCCATGCGATCTGCTTGTCACTGCCGGTGAGGGCCGGGAGGCCAGCGGTCTCGACGGCGGCGGTCTCGTTGGCAGCGGCGCGCTTGCAGGCGGCGCAGGGCTGGCTGGCGAGGTAGGCGCGGCGGCTATCGCGCTCGCTACCCTTGCCGTAGAGCTGGGTGCTGGTGGTGTGACCGCAGGTGTGGGTGATCGTGTACTGTGCCATGTCCGTCATCTCCTGTGTTCCGGGGGCTGCATTCCCGGCGTCTCGGGTCCGATCCATTTCCGTTCCCGATGCATATAGATTACCCGATCGGGCAAAGTACGTCAAGGGGTCTGGAGCACCAATTTACGGGCAGTTTCCGGAACGCCGCCAAAGGGGCTAGTCCTCGATCCGCTCCCAGGTCCAGTTGGCCTTGCGAGGCTCGACGCGCAGCCCCACCACCTGCCGGACCTGTTCGGCGGTGTACTCCACACCATCTAGCCAGTAGCGGTAGCCGTCCTCCACCGTGTAGCGAAAGTTGGCGTCGTACCAGATGGGGCGAGGATCTGAGGTGCCGTAGCAGCCGGGCGGATAGGGCAGAGGCGTATCCTTGGGTTTGTCGATCTTGACCCGGTCCGTGGCCGGGTGCCAGCAGACCCGCATGTCACGGGGGAGCGCGGTGCCGCCTAGACTGTCCGAGATGACGCCGATCCTCCACCATCCATCGCCGAGGTCGGCCGGGTACGTGGCATCGAGGATCAGCACCTCATTCGCAAGTTTTAGGGTGATCTCGTGACCGGCCTCGGCGAGGCGCTGGAGATGGTATTTGTGGGCGCGGCACATGGCCCGCCACTGGCCCGGCCGGTCGAAGTCCGGGATCGGGGTGTCGGCGATAGACACGGGAGCACCTCCTGCAATCAGGCAACAGGTCAGGCGCTTCGGCGCTCAGGGGGTGGGAGTCAGGCAGCTTCTGCGCGGGCGTCAGCAACGGCCCTCGCGACCTCCCGCCAACGCCAGCGGGTATGCAGACCCGTCTGCAACCACGGCGCGATGTCTTGACCTATGCAGCAGCGCTCCCGGATCTCCTGCGCCGTGGTGCCTTCCGCGGCCAGGCGCCAGCGGTGCCGGTCCGGGAAGCTGAGGAACTCCCAGACCGGGAGGGGATGAGGTGACGTGGCGCGCCAGGCAGCGTATCCGGCTTTGGCGACGGCATCGGGGTCGGGCATGGGCGGCTCCTGATATACCACACCCCCGCCTGGTGGTTGGCGAGGGTGTGGGGCGGGAATGGGTTGGGAGGCGGTGGTGCTCAGCACTCCCAATGGAGGTATGATAAGAACATCTGTTCTGTTCGTCAAGGTGAACAGTGCCGCTGTATATAGAAGAGACACGACAACATTGGTGCTGAGAGAAGCACGAAATTCGCCGAGTTTACGCAGCACCTTGCGCGAGGCGGAATGAGAACACCCGGATTTCCGCACAGCGACGCGGAAATCCGGGTGTACCTGGTGCCAAGGGTCGGATTCAGAGTTTTGCCCCAAATCCCACTACTGGCGCGGATGATTCATCACCGTTCATCACGGCAAATCACCCTTAGCTTGCGCAGGAGTTTACGCGGCTATTCCTCGGCACCACCCTTTTTTACGACCGCGCCAAGCGCGTTGATGCCCTTGCGCTGCATCTCGATACCGGGATGTGCGTAGCGATCCATCGTGATCGCGATGCTGCTGTGTCCTAATATGTCCGCAATCACCTTGGGGTGGACGTCTGCTTCTACCATCAGCGTCGCAGCAGTGTGCCGGAGATCGTGCAGGCGAATCTTGGTGACCTTGGCTTTCTCCTGGAGCCGGGCGTGTTTGTGCTCCACCGTGTTCGCGTGCCAGAACTCGCCGTTGCCACGGTCGAAGACGAATCCCTCGTTGTGCCAACCCTTGCCATATTCCTGCTTGCGAGCGTCCTGCGCCGTCTTCCACGACGTGAGTGCCTTTGCTGTTTCGTCGGCGAGGGCGATCACACGATCCCGCCCGCTCTTGGTGGTGGTCCCGAGGACGGCGCGGAACTTGGCGTCGCGCGTAAAGGTCCGCTCGCAGGTGAGCCGCTTCTTCGCGAGGTCGATGTCTTGCCATTTGAGACCTCGCAGTTCGCCGGGGCGCATCCCCGTGGTCAGGGCAAGGATGTAGAAGGTGCGCATCTGGAGGTCGTCACCGCAGGCCGCCAGCATCGTCTGCACCTCTGCAGGCTTCCACGTCGGCATGCGCTTGGTCGTTCGCTTCGGGAGGCGCACGCCGGTGGTTGGATTGACAGGGATGATACCCATCTGGACGGCGTCGCGGCATGCGCCGGAGAGGACGATCTTGGCGTTCTCGATCAGCGACGCGCTCAGCTTCTCCTTGCCGAGCCGGTCGATCCAGAGCTGCACAGTGCGCGGCGTCAGGTCCACGATCTTGGTATTGCCGAGGTGAGGCACGATCTGCTTGCGGATGATGAGCCCATACGTTGCCTGCGTATTGGTGCTCCACCGGCTGGCACCCCGCTCGGCATACTCCTCCACGATATGGCGCACCGTAAGCGACGACGGCGAGACGTAGCGGCCATCCCTGCGGTCACGGGCGATCTTGCGCAGGTGATCCTCGGCGGCGTCCATCGCTTCCTCGATGGAGTCACGGCGGAACGTCTTGGCTCGATGCGTCCCGTTGTCGAGCCATCGGGCTTGGACGGTCGTTTCGCCGCGAACGGTGATGGAGCCGTCGCCGTAGCGGACGACGGGTTTGGGGGGTGTGGTCATGGTACTAGGCTGCCTGTCGCCTGCTTACGGCCTCACTGGTTATCAGCCGAAGCGTCACAGCATCAAGGCCGCTGCCAGGAGGGATGAACGCCAGAACCTTCCGGTCACCACCAGGGTGGCGAAGGTACATTGTTCCATTCGGTGCCACATCCAGAATGATCGTCCGCGAACTCTCCAGGTCTCCGTCAATCTGAGTGATGACGAATTTAGTTGGCGCTTTGATGTCGATCACGAACCCACGCTCCTGACAATGAACGGGTAGATCGGCGCTCCAGCGCTCAAAGACCCCACAGCCATTCGGTCATCCTGTCCGCTCGTGGCGGACCAATGCCGTCTCCTCACCTCTCCGGCCTCCTTGCTTGGAGACCGCGTCACTCTCCCCCAAGACGACGCGGACTATGTTTGCTACTGCTAGGACTTCCCCATCTGCCCTTCCCTCCAGCAGCTTCAGAATGTCGAGTCTCGGGCCATCAATTGCGGTTGGTTGAGAGTCTGACTTGCCCGAGTCGTGACTTTCATCCCGCAAATAGCCCATTAGCGCAAGAATGTCCCTCTCCCTGACGTCAAGCGCTTGTGCAAGCCCCTGAACGACATCCGGTGGCGGAGTCCCAATTTTGTCGTTGGAAAGCATCGACACGTAAGACTCGGAGCGGTCCAGCGCCACAGCCATATCTCTTGGCTTTAGCTTTCGTGCCGCCATACGCCGCTTGATGAATTGGCCCAGTGTCATCGTTTCCATGACAACCACAATACTCCCGGCAGATGCATGTTGCATAGTGGCGTTCAATGGTTTACAATCCTCTTCAGTGATACTAAACAGTGAGGCACATGGAGGTCGCGCATGGCTCAATCCCGAATTAGCCCGAAAACGCCAAAGCCTGTCGGCGTGGCGTTCTCCGCAGTCCAGTACCAAGGGCTGACGGAGCTGGCGGTGAAGGAAGGACACCTTTCCCGATCCAAGATCGTCAAGCGCCTCGTCGATGCGGAGCTGAATCGCCAGTTCGGTCGCAACTGGGAGGACCGGTTCGACCCGAATTCCGATCGATTGGAAGCGGCCTGATGAAAGCGATCCCACTGACGAACTCTTCTTTGGTAGCGATCGTGGATGACGAGGATTATGGCCTCGTTTCCCGGTACCGGTGGTCCGCCACCAAGGGTTGGAACACTGCAACCGTCTATGCATATGGATACGTGAACGGAAGAACTGAGCGGATGCACGTTCTGATTCTCGGGCGAGAGCCGGGGAAGGTAACGGACCACATCGACAACAACGGCCTCAACAACACGCGCGCAAACCTCCGACTCGTAACACCCCTGCAAAACACAACTCGCCAACGACGACGGCACAATGCCATTCATCCGTATCGAGGTATCACCCGGTCCACGTCTAGGCGCTGGGGTGCACAGATAGGCCGAAATGGAAAGTCGATCAGTTTGGGTCAATTCGACACTCCTGAGGAAGCGGCTCGCGCTTACGACCGTGCAGCCTGGGAAGCTTGGGGAGAGTTCGCCGCTCTCAATTTCCCTGAAGAGATCGAACTTCTTGACCAGGAGGCGGCATGAGCACCATCGACCCCATCCCGGCCTGGACGATCAAGGACATGTGCGTCGCCACCGGCCTGAGCCGCCAGACGGTCATCAAGTACATCGAGCAGGGAGTCCTCCCTGGTATGCGGCTCCCCGGTGGCCAGTACCGCATCCCGGCGCTGGAAGGCCTCGCCTGGATGCGCGGGGAGTGGACACCCAAGGCCGACAACATCACCCCGATCGGGTCCCAGTCGTTCATTCGATCCGTCCGAAAGGCAAGCTGAGAGGAAATCGTCATGAAAGCTCCCCTGCCGAATCCGTTCAAGCATGTTCCGGCTGATGGTCAGGTCAGCATCTTCGTCTGGATGGGACGCCGCGAGCGCTGCGAGGGCAGCCTCTCCCGGACGTTCGGCCTCGATCACGAGGCGGCGAAGGCGTATTTCGCCGACGCCTTCCGCCGCGACGACGTCTCCAAGGTGCAGGTCTTCGCGGGATGGTTCGACGGCGCTGCCGGGACGACGCCGGTGCGCCGGATCGATTGCCGGATGGATGGCAGCATGCTGATCCGGGATCGCGATGCCTCCGCCAAGCCGATGCCGAGCCGCTTTCCGGATGCCAATCTCGACGCGGACCTCTTCGCGCTGCTCGACGCGGCATAACCATGCACACCATCCCTTTCTCCCCACGGCGGCTCCCAACCGCCTCAATCCTCACTCGCCAGGCCGGGCGCCTTGCTCCCTCAGCGACGGCCACCACGCAGACCCTGACCCCAGTGGGGTCTGCGACGAGGTGCCTGATTGATATCGGGCTTCTCGTCGCAGCTCGCGCTGCCCGTCTGCCACTCGCTACCAAGGAGGTGCTGTCTGTCGTCCCGGCGGGGTGTTTGTGTCTGTTGTCTGATGCGTCGATGTCGGCAACCGTCCGTACGCCTTGGTTCCCCGCCGGAGAGCGACCTGGGTCCATTGTCAATCCGGTCGACCGCAATCACATCTATGTACAGAGGGGACCCGCCATGCCCCACAACCCCGACCCTGATGAGGACGTGATCCTCGATTTCGGGATGGTTCGCCAGCGATTGGTTCGCGTTTTTGCTCGGGACGGCGTGATCGATGCCGCCGAGGAGGAGGTGCTTGACGCATTCGACCGGCCAGCGGGGACGCTGAGCAGCCGGTACTACGCCCGCCGGAGCTTCGAGTCGGCGATGCGCAACGGCCTGACACGCCGCAGCGCGCAGGGGCTCAAGGAGGCCGGGATCGCTGTCGTCTTTGGCGCGGACAACTACCCGGCGAACGTCATCCCGTTCCCGGAGACCGACCACGGGCCCAAGGCGGCCTGAACGCAGAAGACCTCCTCCGGGCAAGGGAGAAGGTCCTCAAGGGAGCTATTGCAGTGACACCAGTGTACCAGACAGCCCGCAAGCCGCGCACGATCCAGCCGGTGCCAAAGCCGGTGGAGAGCAAGGCGGAGCGGCACGTGCGCCGTACGGCGGAGTTGCAGGACCAGGGGGAGGCACTGGAGGAGCAGTTGGTGACGGCGCTCCGGAACGGGAACCGGACGTACGGGCACACGGTGCTGAGCCGGATGTTCGATCTCCGGTCGTCCTACCTGGATGTGATGGGACAGGGAACAGGGGAGGTGGCAGCGGACTGACGGGACCAGGAAACGGCAAACAGCACAGGCACACAGAACAGGACATAATCCCATGCTTCGATTCACTGGCGGCAATGCAGACGGCGGCAGCTTCACCCTCATTCCCGAGATGGACGACGTCCAGGTGACCTTCATCAAGGCGGAGACGCACACGCAGAATCCGAACCGGCTCAAGTTCATCTTCCGGATCGACGACTACGACGAAGACGAAGCACCGGAGGACATGCCGAACATCATCGGCACCGATCACTGGGAGTCCGCCAATCGCCCGGCAGGACCGATCACGCCGCGCCACCGCCTGCACTTCCTTGTCTCCGGCCTGATTGGCCACACGCTGCAGGATGGCGAAGACGTTGTGATCGAGGAGTTCTTCGGCAACCAGTACCGTGCCGATTTCAAGCACGTGCCGGCCCAGGTCGCCAATGGCGACGGCTCGTTCAGCATCCGCAAGGATGAGAACAACAAGACGGTGATGAAGGCGCAGATCAGCCGCCTCAAGCCGATCAAGAAGGCGAAGACGGCGCGGAATGTCTTCCAGGAAGCGGAAGACGCGGCCTAGATTCATCGGCGCGGTTGCGCCATCCCGGAGGCGGGTACCGTCTCGCCTCCGCAATGACGCAAGTGCAGCAGAGGGATTGCATGATCACCGTTCGCGAGGCGTTCGACAACCTGGGGTTCACGCTCAAGGCCCATGAAACGGTGTGCATCGGCACGCTCACGAGCAACGGCGGATTCGTCCAGCAGTCGCTCGAGGATGCCGGATATGAGCCAGTCGGCACGAACCGGTACTACTCGACCGGGACGTTCAGGGCAGGAACGGATTTCACCGCGAAGAAGTCGCGGTCCGGCGAGCGCGTCTTGCGCATTCTCGAGCTGCCATTCGACTTTGACCTGAAGGACTTTCTCGGGGTCGACAAATCTGAACTCGTGGCCCTTGATGATGCCGAACTCGATGCCTACCTCGATGCACTCACGGCGACGGTAGAAACACGTTTCGCGGCCATGCGGTTGCCGATCCATCGTCTCGATCGCACGGGCTACGGGATCTCGGCGCACGTGGAACTCCCACCGCACGAACGTGCTGCCGTGGAGCACCTGCGCAAGCTGCATGCGGCCATCGTAAATCGCATTAACCAGGAGTTCGGTGGAACCCTTGCCGATGCCCAGGTGAAGGACGCCGGTTCACGGGTCATGCGCCTGGTTCCGTGCGAGAACGTCTACGTTGACCTCAAGACGGGCGAGGTCGCCCGCCCCCGCCATTCCAAGACGGTCTACCGCAAGCAAGCCTATGTAGATCAGGCGATCCTAGAAGCTGCGGCTCAGGAAATCGTCTGGAAGGCGACCGGCAAGAATGCCTTCCGCGAAGGTGGGAAGCTGGCGCCGGAAGACATGGCCGCGATCGTGGACGCCTATGGACCCTACCATCAGGCGGGCGTCAAGCATTTCATGGGCCTGGCGGTCTCCGGGCAGCTCGCCAAGGCGGGCGTCGCTGAAGCGCAGGCGATCGAGATTGTCGAACGCCTCTCCGCTGGCGACAACAAGCCATGGGATCGCGTGAAGGCCGTTCACGACACGTACGAGAAGCTGCGCGGTGGGACGGATGTCACCGGATACTACGTGCTCAGAACGATTGTCCCGGAGTCAGTGATCGAAACCGTGAGCACCGTCCTCCAGAAGGTCGCGCCGAAAGGACCAACGCTGATCTTCTCGCGAGAGCGCGAAAGCGCATCCAAGAACGATAACGTCGTTTCATTCCGGCCACCGTTGCCTCCCGAGAAGGCGTTCTATGGATGGCACGGCCACTGGCGCGACCTCGTCTCACCGACGACGACGGCCGCTGACGCCTTTCACCTCGCCGCGTCCACGACGTTCCAGGCCGCGAACATGGGCCGCAAGATCGCCACGGTCTATGCCGGTGGCAACATTTTCCCCAACCAGTACGCACTGGCGGTTGGACCAACAGGGAACTCTTTCAAGGACACAGCACATCATCGAACAGTCGAGATGATCGATCACGCACAGTTGATTCTGGGAACGTCACGGGTACTCAACCATCCCTTTTGGGATCAAGAAGATATTGCCTCCCGAGAAGCGCTCGTTAAGCTGATGGCCCAACACTCAAACGTCTACCTTTTTTCGTCCGAGATCGTTGCCCTTTTCAAGAATGCGAATCGTGAATCAACATCAACACTGCTCGATGCGTTGATTCGGGTCTGGGACTCCCCGCGAATGCTCCAAAACAACTCGCTCGCAGCGCAGCAGGGTGATGGATCGATTGCCCGAAATCCCTGCCTGAATATCTATGGTGGGATTCAGCCGCACCGATTGTCGCGCGAGATGACCGAGACGATGATCACGTCCGGTCTTGGCAATCGCATGGCGTTCTTCATGGGCGTCGCCAAGGGCAAGATGTCACGCACGCCGAAGATCGACAAACGGGCCGCTGGCGAACTCTATCTCGACCTGCACGGACGGATCACGAACGACTACCGCGATGGCGCGGAAGTCGAGCTCGACCACGATGCCGGCGCCCTGTACGACGCCTGGTACATGGCCCAGGAAGAGGAAGACGACGAACTCGCCAACGACATGAAGGTCCGGCATGGCGTGCTCATCCACAAGTGGGCACTCATGTTCGCCGTGTCAGACAGCGCCCAGGACATCCAAGGCGCGCACATGGAAGCCGCCATCGAACTGTGTGACTGGATGTGGAAATGCATCAAGTCCGTCTTCCCGACCTGGGGAGCGAGTGAGGAGCGTCGGATCGAGGAGCGAATCCTCACCGTCCTGGAGCAGCGTCAGCCAATGCTCAAGCGAGACCTGAACCGGTACGTCCGGGGTAAATGGACCGCTCGTGAGTTCGCGTCCGTCTTCCGGGCGATGAAGGAGAACCACCAGATCGCGCTCTCAGCGGATGACCGGTACGTCGCGCTCTCCGACTTCATCTTCCAGCAGAAGGAAGGTGCAGCGTGATTGTCGAAATGTCGAAGCGTGTCGAAGAACCATTTTCGACACCAGAAAACCGCATAACGGCGCGGAAATCTACCCCGTTTCAGAAGTTTGTCGAAGTGTCGAAGCCTTCCGGGGGAATCGCACGGGATCACCCGTTGACCGGAAACCCTTCGACACTTCGACACCACCCTGAAAAACCACCAAATCCCCCGTAACGGCGCGGATTTCACATGTCGAAGAATCGGTTTCGACAACCTTCGACATTTCGACAACTGACCACACGTTGACCAGGCCCTTCTCCTGATTCAAAGGACAGAAGGAAAGGGCTAGCGATAGCGCTGTCCTTTGGAGGGTGAGCATGAAGATCGAACGTGGCGTCCGGCTTGATCCGGCAATGGAACACACACCAGTGAACAAAGACGCACCGAAAGCGCCGGTTCGGTTCATTCGCGAACGTGGGCAAACGTATTTTCGCGTTGTGCGTTGCCCGTATTGCGGTGGGGAGCATCGTCATGGTGGCGTCGACCACCACCAGATCGATCCTCGTACGATGCTCGGTGGACGTGTCGCCCATTGTGACGCCGAGACGGATCATCCGTTCGGACTTGCGGAATACCGCCTCATCCAGATCACTGGGCATGCCTCGCGCGCGGAGTTGGATGAGTACTTCCCGATGGTTGATGGGGCAACGCGTCTTTGCCCATCACGTAGGGGTATCCCTGCAGCGCTGAGACACGAGGTTTGGTTGAAGTCCAGCGGAGTCTGCTTCTACTGCGGCAAGCAGACCACGCCGTTCGCGACCTTCTGTGTCGACCATTTCGTCCCCGTCGCCCACGGCGGAACGAATGACCTGGAGAACCTGGTCCCGGCATGCCGGAAGTGCAATGGCATGAAGGCCGATCTCGACATCGAAGATTTCCGCGATCGATTCCCTGGACACCGGTTCTGGTTCGATGGGCAGGGGATCGGCTAATGACCACCATCCCCCTCGACCTCGAAATCCAACGATTTCTCAAAGCGGCAGACAACGCCGCCACGGCCACCGAAGACGGCCAGCGGTTCGCAACGCGGTCGTTCCTCGTCAAGCGCGCGACGGCTCTCCGTGCCCGGCGTGACGCTCTCCGGGAGCGCCTGGAGATCGGCTGGGCATGGCTTGCCGAGAATCCGGACGATCCCGACCACGCCGAGAACGAGGATCGCTTCATCGCCTGGACGACCGATTACGAACGTATCTGCGACGCTCTGAACGAAGGGCTGGCGCGTTGGCTCGGGACCAAGCGCAACGAGCCGCGCCGGGAGGCAGCGTGATGGCGATCACCCTCGGCGGCACGGCGCTCGGCACCGCGCAGATTGCCCTGCCGCTCGTCACGAGTCCGCTCACGCCGGATCAGGTCGCGTTTCGGGTCGATCGCCTCAAGGACGATGCCACGACATGCTGGTCCTGCATGGCGCGGGCAGCCTCCCTCGCCCGGCGTCGCCACGCGCTCATGACTGTCCTCATGGACGCCGCGCACCGAGACCATCCTGAGCGGCGCGAGTACCTCCGGCGCTGCGTCCAGATCGAGCTGGATATGCGCCAAACGCTCGTCAGTGCCGCGTCCGTCGAACGCTGGGCCGACACGACCTGGCACGCCCTCACACCCGCCCAGCGAACCGGCCCGGCAGCCGAGGCGTGGGACGTAGCGCCGACGTGCGAAAGCCTTTGCGCCGTCGTCTGGACGGTCTGGCCGCCCTTCAGCTGGCCGGAAGGCTTCGCCTGGGAGGACGAGGTCGGCCACCTCGGCAGCATGGACATCGCGCTCTGGCTGCAGGCGACCGGCAAGAGCCCACCGAATCCGCCGCGACTGGGACCGGCACTGCAGCTCGCGATTGACGAAGGGATGAACGTATGACGGACGAACAGTTTCTCCAGGATCTCAAGATTCAGTCTGGTATCGAACAGGCAATTTCTGGGTTGGTGAACATGGCGGTTTTGCTGCATCGCTACTACGCGGCGCTGAAAGACGAGGGATTCACACCGCAGCAGGCGATGTCAATCGTCCTCGACTTCCAGCGGCAGTAATTTGGAGGTGAGAAGAAATGAGCCAGCAGCAGCCCAATGACCGGATCTCCCGCATCGAAGCCAAGCTCGACGCGATTCTCGCGGCCCTCCGCCGCTCCGGCATCGTGCCGCCAACGCAGGGCGGCGAGGAGACCCCGCAATGACCAGTCTGATCCCGTGGACGCGCGAGCAGTCTCTCGCCATCGTCACCGCGCAGATCGAGCGCAACCGGGCTGCCGACGCTGATCGGCTGGATGCTCGCAATGCCCGGATCGTCGCGGCTGTGGAGGCAGGGGCAACGTACGCGTGTGTCGCCGAATCGATGGACCTGACACCGGCGATTGTCGCCAAGGTCGTCGCCCGCTACGCGCCGCATCTTCACGAGGTGATCCGCGAGCGCAACCACCGACGGCGACCGAACGGCCATCTCTCCGAGCGCAACGAGGCCATCATCACCGAGATCGAGATGGGCGCGAGCTACCGGGAGGCGGCGCTGCAGTTTGGCATGACGGTGGACGCGGTACGGCAGGTCCTTGCCCGGCATGCGCCGCACCTGATGGTGAGCAGGAGGGCGGCATGATCCCCACTGGCACCGTCACGACGACCAAACGCAAGTCCCAGCGCACCTGGCTGACCGAGACCGATCTGCGGGACGGCGGGGGCGCGCAGCCAGTCGTCCTGGCCGTTGGCAGCCCGGAGGCTGCGGAGGCGATCCAGCGGGTGGCCCTGCTGGTGATGGATCGCAAGCGCAACCGGCAGGCCCAGATGCCCGGCGTCTCCGGGCGGGCGACGCTGCCACGGAAGGAGGAGGCATGAGCACGCGGACTCCCCGGCTCCCGGCGAAATCGGAGTTCGGCACGGTGCTCCTCGCACTGATCGCGGAGCGGGGATGGACGTACACCCAGGCGGCCGCAGCACTGGGCATCGATCAGAGCTACATCTCCCGGTTGGTGCGCGGCTCACGGCATCCGCACGTGGGGCTGATCTGCCGGATGTGTACCGTCTTCGCCCTCAGTGACGTGGCGACGGTCCGGCTCTACCGCATGGCTGGGCATCTGCCCGCGGATATTGCCCGCCGCATCATTGATGCCCTGGAGGCGGCATGACTCTTCGCAGCCCCTATCCCTACTTTGGGACGAAGCGCAAGATCGCCCCGCTCATCTGGGAGCGTTTCGGCAACGTCAGCAACTTCGTCGACCCGTTCTTTGGCAGTAACGCGGTCCTGCTTGCCCGTCCCGACGAGCACCGGTGGTGGGACAAGATCGAGACCGTCAACGACGCCGATGGCGCTGTCTGTAATTTCTGGCGGGCGGTCAAGGCCGACCCGGAGGCGGTCGCGCACTATGCCGACTGGCCGGTGATCGAGAGCGACCTGCACGCTCGGAACATCGCCTGCATCAACGCCTACAACAGCATTGTGGCACGCCTGGAGGGTGACCCGGAATGGTACGACGCCAAGCTGGCCGGATGGTGGGTGTGGGGCGTGAGCGGAACGATCGGAGGGGCGGGTGTGTTTGGGCGCCCGGTCGGCCCGTGGCAGAGCGTGGATGGCTTGATGACCAACACCGGGATGCCGGGAGTTGGCGCTTGGCGCCAACTCCCCAGTCTTTCCGTCCGTGGCACTGGCGTCCACCGAGTGATCGATCTTGCTGCGGATGCTCGTCACGATGTCCAGCGGACCGACGCGCTCACCGCGTGGATGGCGGCCCTTGGGGATCGCATGCGCCACGTCCGGATCTGCTGCGGTGATTGGACCCGTGTCACGGGCGATTCGATCACCACCAAGAATCGAGGAGTCTCAGGACCGACTGCTGTGCTGCTTGATCCACCGTATGACCATGAATTGCGCGACGGGACGATCTACAAGCATGAAATGCAGTGCGCCGCTGACGTTCGCAAGTGGGCAGTCGATCGCGGCAGCGACCCCAAGATGCGGATCGCTCTCTGTGGCTACACCGATGAGCACGCCATGCCGGATGGCTGGACGGTCCTGCGGTGGAAAGGCGAGCGTGGCTACGCCAGCAAGGAGCGCGATGGCGGGCCGAACCACCACCGCGAAACGATCTGGTTCTCTCCGCATTGCCTCAAGCCCGAAATCACCGACCTGCCGCTCTTCGCCGATTTGGAGATTGCATGACGGCACAACGTTCGGAGGTCGCCAGGGCTCCAGCGAATCTCTACTGCTACGCCCATCTCCCGGACGGCCAAGTGCTGATGGCGCCCCACACCATCACGGATCCGGAGCTGATGTGGGAAGAGATCGCGGCGAACAACCTGCGCAACCGCGCAATCCGGGAGGGCACGCATGCCACAGGACCAGACCCTCAACCCGACCCTGATGCGCCTGGCCGCGATCGAGGAGCGGATGGCAAGACTGGAGACGAGATCAATGACTGACGTGCAACAGCGGATCGGTGAGTGGGGAGACAAGACGTTCCCAACGTCATCGATCGCCAGCATCACTGACCATCTCGCCGACGAGATTGACGAGTTATGGCAATCGCTGAACCATCCCGATCTCATGGCCGAGGAGGCCGCTGATTGCGCGATCCTGCTTTTCCAGCTCGCGCACCATGCCAGATTCGATCTCCTCGCCGAGGTCGAGCGCAAGTTTGCGATCAACCGATCTCGGACGTGGGGCGAGCCGGACGAGCGCGGTGTTGTCAAGCATGTGGAGGTACGAGATGGACGCGCTGTGGTACCTGGCCGGGCTGATCTCCGGCATTGCGCTGACGGTGATTGCACTGTGGTCGCTGGTGATGAGCGTGGGGAGGCGGGACGATGAGTGAGCAGGAAGCACGCCGCTACCTTAGCGACCTGGAGCGCGGTGGTGCCGGACGCGTGACGGGAATCCGGACCGCGTTCATGGAGTTCAGCCCGCGCACGGGCTACCGGCTCCGGATCACTGATGCCGCGATGGCATCCAAGCGCCGAGAAGTCCCGACCTACGTGGTCCCAGCGCCGTGGACGCCGGTCCTGCACGAGCGCAACGCGACCTGGTACGTCTGCCCCGACCTTCTTGCCGCCCAGGCGGCGCTTGGCTTTACCCCGGAGGAATTCGCATGACCCACCAACTTTCCCCGGCCCAGGTGGCCGCTGTGGTTGCGCAGAACCGCGAACTGAAGGCCGAGAACGAGGCGCTGAAAGGACGGACGGTGCCAGGCAACCAGGCTGACTACGACCTGCCAGCCGACGTGCTGGCGCGGGCGGCGGAGGCAGTCCACAACGCGAGCGTGTTTGCGGGGTGTGATTGCGACATCTGCAAGGGAGAGGCCCTATCTGCCGTCCGCGCCGCACTGCCCGTGCTTGCCCCGGCGCTGCGAGCTGAGGCAATCCGGGATGCGCGTCTCTATCTGCTGGATCGGTGGAGACACGGCGAACCCATCAACGAGGATTTGTTCGGCGAATTTGTTACCGACGCGCAGTTTGGCGGTGCGATCCGTCCCGTGGACATGGCGTTTACCGCGAACGAATGGCTGACCAAGATGGAAGAGGCAGAGCGCAAGCACATCCCCGCCGCCGAGGAGCGGGAAAGCGAGGGTGCGCGATGAAGGTCCTGATCGCCTGTGAATTCTCGGGCATCGTCCGGGATGCCTTCATCGCCCGTGGGCACGACGCCATCTCCTGCGACCTGCTGCCGTCCGAGCGACCTGGCCCGCACTACCAGGGAGACGTGCGGGACATCCTTGCTGATGGCTGGGATCTGATGGTGGCCCACCCACCCTGCACCCACCTCGCCATCTCCGGAGCCCGCTGGTTCAAGGACAAGCAGGCCGAGCAGGCCGAGGCACTGGAGTTCGTGCGAACGTTGCTCGTTGCTCCGATCCCGAAGATCGCCCTGGAAAACCCGGTCAGCATCATCAGCAGCCGGATTCGCAAGCCCGACCAGATCATCCAGCCCTGGCAGCACGGTCACGGCGAGGTGAAGCGCACCTGCCTGTGGCTGAAGAACCTGCCCCTCCTGGTGCCGACCAACATCGTGGAGGGACGGGAAGCGCGAGTCCACCGGATGCCACCGGGACCGGACCGATGGCGCGAACGATCCCGAACCTTCCCCGGAATCGCGGCCGCAATGGCCGAGCAATGGAGCGAACCCCGATGACCACCGAGACCACGAGCCCGACCCTGCACGAGCGGCTGAACATGGCCGTGACAGACGCCCTTGGCAGGGAAAACATTGTCGGCCATGTCGCGTTTGGATGGATGCACTCCGACAGTATCACCGCCATCGAGGCAGCCATCCGCGCCGAGGCGCAGGCCCCGCTGCGGGAAGAATTGTGGAAGACACTCGACATCCTCGGGAAGGCGTCTGACGCCTATGAAGCACTGAAGGCCGAGAACGCCGCCCTGCGCACGGCGGGGACAGAGATGCGTCATCAAACCAAGATCGTGCGTGACCGCCTGTGGTCGCTGACCGGTAATTACGAGGCGACCGATGCAGCAATCAAGGCATGGGATGCCGCGACCACGCCCCGCGCGGAGGAGACACCGATGACCTCTGAAGAGTTTGCCGAGATTCTCATGCACGAGTTCGGTGGGCCGACCGAGAGCGAGAGCATGTACGAGATGGTGATCCGCCTGCTTCGCGACAAGGCCGCCCCCAGCCCGGACCGCGACGGCTGGAAAGCGGCAGAACAGGAATACACCGATGAGGTCAGCGATGAGTTTATCAGGGCGGACCGTGATCGTGCGTGGCAGGATGGGTACGCCGAAGGCCACCGCGAGGGACTGCGAACAGGTGCGCAGAACCTGCGCACCCTCGCTGACTCCATGACCGACCCCAGCCCGACCGATGCGGCGGGGGAGGACATGAAGCTCTTGGCTGATGTCCGCGCTCGTGTCAAGGGGCTGGAGCGCAAAGTCGGGAATCACGGCAACGTCATCTCCGAGCTGTACAACGGGCGCCAGTCGCTCAATCGCCGGTTCGGGAAGCTCAAGAAATCAACAAACAGCATGGCGATCGCCGTGTTTCCCCGGCTCGCGAAAATCGAAGATGGCCTCGCTGCCCTCGAACAGCGTGCCGATGATGCCCGCGAGCGGCTGGACACGCTTGGTGACGTATTCGCCGATGCCGAGATGGTTGACCAACGGTTTGATGCCATCGAGCGCCGTCACCGCAAGCTGCGCAAGCGAGTCCATGCCCTGCGACGTGAGGCAGCTCATGTGGACTACGTGAGGACGGTCGAGGATCGCCTCGCCGCCCTGGAGGCGCGCACCACGCCGCAGCCGGTGGCCGTGACGGATGAGATGGCAAAAGTCGCACTGAGTGTCTGGGCGCCGGAGGCAGTGTCCAATCCTGGCCTTGTTGCCCTGATGCAGAGGGCTATGCAGACGGCGCTGGCGAAGGACGGTGGCAAGTGAGTAAGAAGGCGATCTATCGACTCACACGCAACCGGCCCAACGGAGAGGTGCAGTCGTTCGATTACGATCGCAGCCGCGACGCAGGCAATGCCGTTTTTCACTCGCTCCTGGACAACGGCTACGTCCGGGAGCGAAAGGAAGCGACACGGCTGGCATACCAGGCGGAGACGACTGGTGAGGTCGTCGTCGATGGACACTGGTACCGGATTGAGCGGGTGCATCCATGACCACCTACACCCTCCGCATCCCGGTCACCGCCTACCGGGTCAACGACGACGGCAGCCTGCCGGAGGAGGCGCGGGAGGCGATGGACGGTCGCGTCGTCAACCTGAGACGCGTGACCGGCGAGCAGAGCGATCGTGAGATGCGACAGCTTATCGACATCAAGCATTACGTGCCCTGGTTCATCGTCCCGGACCGCCACTACGATTATTGGCACTGGTGGGACGAGGGGACAAGCGAGCGCTACAAGGCCAGCGCCGGGGACTGGGTCGTGGTGAGCGAGTACGGCGTCGAGGCGATGAGCGACGCGGCCTTCCGCGAGCTGTGCGAGGAGGTGGGCGATGCCTGACGCCCTCACCGTCCATATCGACCAAACGCCGCACGATTACCTCTCCCCGAATGCGGGAAAGCACCGGCGCACCCGTGAACCGTACGCCGAAGCGCTCAAAGCCGCCGCAGCGTCCGGGACCATCAACGCCCTGGCCGGTAAGCGATGGCACTGGGACGGTCCGATCCGGCTCCGGATCGAGGTCTACTGGGGCCGGAAACCGTCGGGGCACTGGCACAAGACGATGGACTGGGACAACCTGCTGGCCAGCTGCAAGGCGGCAATCGACGGCATCTTCGTCAAGCTGGGAGCCGATGACCGCCAGATCGCCCAGTTCGACACGCCGAAGCAGTTCCGCGATCCGGCGGGCACGGGCTACATGGTGTTTACGCTGGAGCCGATTGCGGAAGCGGGGAGAGAGGCAGCGTAGTGGCACATCCCACGATTCAACAGATCGTCATCCTTCGGGAGATTGAACGGTCCGGCGAGGCGAATGCGTACAGCCTCTTCCGCGCAACGAACGGTCGGAAAATCTGCTCGGTCGCACTGCCATCGGCGTATCGGATCATCAACGGCCTCCTCAGGGCGAACCTGATCACCCAGACGCGGACCGAGACTGCAAGCAGGAACCGTATGCCGATGCCGTTCTATGCCCTGACCGACGAAGGCCGGGCGGTGCTCCGGAGCGTGCAGGAGGCGTTGGCATGAGCACAGGCAAGCAGGACGACGCCGCAGGACCGACTGTTCGCCACATCCGGTCCGCCATGACGGCCGTGGACAAGATCGTCGCGCTGGACATCAGTCACACTGAACGGTCCGTAGCCCTACTGCGCATCCTCCAGTACACCCGGACGCTCTGGGAGGCCGAGGACAACACCGCGATCATGTCAGACGACCCGCGAGAAATAGCGGCAAGAGAGCAGCGCTGGGAAACGTTCAAACGATCGTTCGCTGAACGGGAGCGAGGCGAGCTATGAGCATCGAGCGACGCTGGGCATTCGTCGATGCCTCCGACGAAGACGGCAACATGATCGGCAACCTCGTCATGATCACCCAGAAGCCCCGGCCTTTCGGCGGACCGGGAAGCTGGGCAGACCAGAAGCGACAGAGCCGAATTGGTATGCGGATTTCGCATGCCGCGCTCGCTGAGGACCTGGGCATGACGGCAGCGGACATCAGCGCGATTGAGCGTGGCGAAGTGGATGCGCCCCCAGACCTTCGTGCCCGTTGGGATCGCGCATTGCTCATTCGTGCGATTGCGATCATCAATCGAGAGGCAGGGGTGGCGAATGAGTGAGAGCATCACAATCGCGGAGTGGGCAGCACAGGTGCACCGTCGCCGCATTGATGCCGAGATCACGATCTGGGACATGGCACAGGCACTTCAACGCCGCCTCGGTCCGGTGTACACGCCGCTGCTGGTGAGAAGTGTTGAGTTCGGGCGGGAGATCATCAGTCCGGCTGAGATGTGGATCTGGAATGAGGAGCTTGAACGGATGGAAGGAGAGCGCACGCCATGACCACCCCGAAGCCCGGCCCCTGGCGCTGCCTTTCCTGTCGTGCCGACCTTGGCCGCGTCACCAAATCCGGAGACCTCATCGTCACCGCCCGGCCTGCCATGATCGACATTACGCGGCTGGCGGTCGTGGTCCGCTGCCCGGCGTGCGGGGAGCCGCGAGCGTTCACCGGCAGGCGCGTCGTTGCTGATCTGCCGACGTCTTCCCCGATGGCGGCGTAGTCGGGTATACTTATCGTCAATCGAGCAGATGGCTTCCGGGGCCGTCACTAGGTCTGTAGAGATGATCTCTACGGTCTGGTGGCGGCTTTTCTGTTTTCTGAACACAGGCCGCTGAACACATGCCAGGAACGAAGCATCAGGAGATTACCGAACGCCGGGCGGAGATTGCCAAGCTCCGTCTTGCTGGCGTTCGCAATCAACGGCTGCTTGCTTCCCGGTTTGGTGTCAGCGCTGCCACGATCAATAGCGACTTCAAGGCCATTGACGCCGAGTGGAAGCGGCAGGCGACCGCGTACACCGACGAGTACAAGGCCATCCAGAACGAACGCTACGAAGCGCTGATCGCCGCCCACTGGGAAAAAGCAATGGGCGGCAAGGGCTTCGATACCGACCGTGTGCTGGCGGCGATGGCGGGACAGGCGAAGCTGCTCGGTCTTGATGCTCCGGCGAAGCAGGATATCAATCTCGATCAAGTCACGTACCAGATCGTCGGGATGTCGCCGGAGGATCTTGCCTGATGGCTCAGCAGCTTGCGACAACCATGCAACGCTACTGGCCGGTCGGTGGGGCGCGTGAGCTGATCATGGCTCGTGATCCTGAAGTCCTCATTGCTGGTCCTGGTGGGACCGGCAAGACATTGGCATCCTGCTACAAGCTCCATTTTGCGGCGCTCAAATACCCCGGCGTGCGTCTGCTCATGGCACGCAAGGTCCTTGAGGACCTGAAGACCGGGGCACTCTCCACGTTCATCAACATCGTGCAGCCGCAACTAGCCGGTGTCCGGCAATTCGGGGGCAATCGCTTCTACCCGGCTGAGTTTCGGTACCCGAACGGTTCGGTGATGATGGTCGTCGGGATGGACAAGCCGGGCAAGGTCATGTCAGCCGAATTCGATATGGCCTACGTCAACGAGGCAACCGAGCTGAACGAGACGGACTGGGAAGCACTCTCGACACGACTTCGCAACGGCAAGATGCCCTATCAGATGCTCTTCGGTGACTGCAACCCGTCTGGCGCACGGCACTGGCTCAACCTCCGCTGCAACGATGGGAGGACCAGACGGATCGTATCGGTCCACAAGGACAATCCCGCTTACTGGGATCCGATCCGCGAGGAGTGGACACCGATAGGCCAGCGCTACGTCAACGAGAATCTGAAGAACCTCACCGGGGCGATGCGGAAGCGGATGTACGACGGCATCTGGGCATCTGCCGAGGGTATGGTCTACGACGGGTTCACGGATGAGCACATCCGCTCCCAAGACGTAGACGGCTGGCGAACCATCCTTGCGGTAGACGTTGGCTCTCGCAATCCCACTGCGATCCTCACGATCCACATTGCCGGTGACGAGCGCGTCCATGTCAGTCGTGAGGTCTACCGCCGGAATATGACTGCATCGGAGATCGTCGCAGCGGTTGAGACTGAGGCCGACCTGAGCAAGCCCGACACGATCTTCCTCGACCCGAGTGCCAAGGGCTACATCGATGACCTCATTCGCGATGGCTATCCGGCCGAGAAGGCGGAGAACGATGTACTCGTTGGCATCCAGCGCGTGCAGGCGGTGATTGCCCACGGATTCAGCGTCGATCCGGCGTGCGTCAATCTGATCGAGGAGTTCGGGATGTACGCCTATCCCGACAATCCCAAGGTGGAGACAGACAAGCCCGTGAAGGATCATGACCACGCACTCGACGCCCTCCGGTATGGCATCGTCGGCATCACGGCCCCGATGATCGACCTCGCCGCCTACTACCGCAGCCAGACGAGGAGCGCCGCATGAGCATCCTCACCGCGATCCGCGACTACTGGCTGGCCGAACCGCGCGCACAGAAGGCGATGCTGCTCCGCTCGGCTCCGCCGATGTATCCCCAGTACCAGATAGGCAAGCCGCAGTACCCGTCCCGATCGCTGGAGACGTACGACCAGCAGGCTTATCGCAAGTCAGCCTTGATCTTCCGGTGCGTGCAGTACGTCGCAAACGCAGCTGGTGCCGCCCCGGTCCGGCTGGATCGCATGGTCGACGGTGAGCCGGTGCAGGATACCGACAATGACCTTGCCAAGCTGCTCAAGCAGCCGAACGTGGGCATGGGCGAATCCCGGTTCATCAGCTTCATCGCGCTGAACATGCTGGTGGCCGGGTTCATTGTCGTCGAGAAGGAGCGGGACGCACTCGGCCGGGTGATTCGGCTCTGGCCGCTCCGGACTGACTGGCTCAAGTGGATACCACGCAACGACGGCATGGTCGACTGGGAGTACCGCAGGCCCGGCAGTTACGAGAGCCGCATCCTGCTTGCCGAGGACGTCATCCCGGCCACCTATGCTGATGTGCCGAACGGGACGCCGACGGGCATCGGCCCGCTGGAGGTGATGCTGCGAGAGATCGGCATCTCGTCCGGGTTGACCGACTTCCTCAAGACGTTCCTCGACCGGGGCGCCCTCCCGCTCTACGCCCTGATCCCGTCCGACGACGCTCAGGTTGCCCGGCAGTGGATGGACCCGGCGATGCAGGAAGCGGTCCGGCAGGCGTGGCGGGACCGGTACCAGGGCGTTCGCAACGCGGTCGATCCGCTGCCGCTTGCTGGCGTCAAGGACGTGCGGCCGATCGGGATGAACTTCAACGAGCTCGCCTATCCGGATCTCAACAACCTCACCGACGCCCGTATCTGCATGGGCTTCGGCGTCTCGCCGATCCTCATTGACGCCCAGGTTGGCCTTCAGCAGTCCACGTACAGCAACAAGACCGAGGCCCGCCGCAGCTTCTACGAGGACACGATGACGTACCTCTGGAGCAGGCTGGACGATGCGTTCACCCGCCACCTGCTCCCCGAGTTCGTCACCGATCCGACCTACAACCTCTCGTTCGACACGAGCGACATCCCGGCGCTCAAGGATGACCGGGACAAGCGGATGGTGACGGCGACGACGGCGCTGCGAGCCGGTGGGCTGACGATCAACAGCTTCCTCGGCGAGGTGGGCATGAAAGCCGTGGAGGGCGGCGACGTCTTCCTGATTCCGAGCGGCGTCAACCCGGTGCGCGAGGAGGAATTGAAGGAGTTGGGCAAGGTGGCTGATGAGCAGGAGAGCGCCGATGCGACCGCCGAGAGTACCGATGCCGAGACTGATCCGGATGCCGAGAATGACGCTGCCAGCGCCGATGAGACCAAGGGTGCTGGGGATGCTCCGGAAGCGCGGACGGTCCCGCCGCTCGGGGCGATCCTGATCACCGAGAGCGACGTGGACAAGGCCGTGGACTGGTTCGACGGGGAGTTCCCGGAGCTGGCCGGCCTGCTCGATGCCGAAGTGGTGGAAGAGGAAGGCGAGGATTGATGTCCGTGGCGATTAAGTTGGAACCGCCCGCCGATATCTCCGACCAGCAGCTTCGCGACTGGATTGACGAGCGGCCATGGATTGAGGTCAAGGAAATCGGCTTCCCTTCATGGCCATATCCGGTTCGTACTCCCTACATGATCGTCGAAAAGCAGGGGGTGCTGATGCGGTTTGAGGGCAACACGTTCCGGGACATCACCAACAGGATCGACAAGTTCCATCGACTGGAGGGCGAGGAATGACTCACAAGCGCAAGTGCTCCCTCTCAGCCACGGTCAGCCTGCGACCGGTATCGCTGACACGAAGCGTGATTTCCGGATCCTACCCGTATCGCCTCACGTTTTCGGGAGAGTTCGACGCGGACAGCATCGATAGCGCGGGGGCGTTCATGCAGTCGCTCAAGGACCTCGTGGAGCATTGGGTTCCGGTGCAAGAGCGTGGCGATCCAACCGCAGAGGGGGAGTCCTGATGTCTTCCGCCAGCATTGCCGACAACGATCACAGCAACGACACCCTTGCCCGTGTCGGCGAGCGTGACCAGAAGAATGCCCACGCCAAGGATGCCGCGCTCGATGCGTGGAACACCGGAACAATCGACGGCGCACAGGTCGCCGCGTTCTGGTCCTCATTGAGTGCGATGCCGGACGCCGTGCGTGCGAATCTGACCAACCTCTACATCGGCACGATCATGCGCGATGCGGCATCGAGGTGTGAACGATGAATGATGAAAAGCGATCGGCTTCGATGGTGCAGGCTGCGAGGAACAGCGGGAATACATACCTGAATCCTGATGGTGTGTCGTTCGATGATCTCGACCATCAGAGCTACGTCGACGTTGAGCCGGGAGAGTGGACGCGGCCCGTGAAGCGGCTCGAACTCAAGGCGATCAGCGATCACGCCTTCGGTCTCTTCGAGGGCGAGACACTGATGCGCCGTGTGCTCTATGAGGCAAGGATCGATCTGAGTCCCGGCTTCAAGCGCAAGATGACGCTGGTCGCTGATCCTCGCGAGGCACGCATTCTCGGTCCGTACGGCGAACTGGAGATCATCTTCGGCGGCGTCTCGTTCCTCCGGTCTAAGGATCAGGTGGAGATCCTCTGGCGCTACGAGGAAGCTCCGCTGTGCTTTCCCAAGGAATCGGGGGAAGAGGTCACGATTCGCCGATCCGGGAGCGGGCGAGGGCATTGCTGGGTCGTCGCCAAGGATTCACCTGTTGGCACTGTGACCGACGCCATGGTGCGGGCCTACTACGACGCGCAGGGTGTCACACCTCCCGGGCCTCACACCAACATGTACCGGATGGTGAAAGAGTCGCTGATCGCGGCGCTCGGGGCGAAGTAGCCATGGCCTTCCGCTGGGACGCCACCCTCCGCCGCTACCGCAACGCCGAATCCGGGCGCTTCGTCCGCGAGAGCATTGTGCGCTCCATCCGGCAGGGCATCATCGACCGCGCGACGGCCGAGGTGGATGCGCTGAGCGGCAAGCTGGCGAGCGGTGACCTCAGCGTGGAGGACTGGACGCTCCAGATGCGCGACCTCGTCAAGCGGACGGTGATCGACCAATACCTGATGGGGAGAGGAGGCCGCAATGCGATGACGCAGCGGGACTGGGGGCGGATCGGCTACATCCTGCGCACCCAATACAGCTACCTCCAGGGATTCGCCGCCGAGGTGGATGCTGGATCGCTCAGCGCCGAGCAGATCGCGGCGCGGGCTCGGATGTACATCGCGGCGACGTGGAGTGTGTTCGACCGGGCGACCGGGGCAGCGTGGCAGATCGTCCTCCCGGCTCAGCCGGGCGAAGGCGTGCGCTGCCGCGGAAACTGCCGCTGCCGGTGGGAGGTGAAGGCGAACAAGGAGAACGGGACGATCGAGGCAACATGGGTGCTCGACAGTGGAGCCGAGCACTGCGAGGACTGTCTGCGACGGGCGGAGCAATGGGCGCCACTCGTCTTTCCGGCGCCACTGCCGGGTATCGACACGCCGATCACGGCGTAGGAAGGCACAACTGTGGGTAACAACTCGCCAGGGGCAAACAAGAACGCCAAGAACTGGATCAAACCGGCCGCATTGGCGACCACGGCAGGGACGTATCAGGACCCGCTGGTGCTGAACGGCAACTACCTGTGGGTGGATGCGACGGGCAAGCTGCGGATCAGCGCGACGAAGCCGGTCAGCGATACCGGCGGCACGGTCGTTGGAGCGCAGACGTAGGAGGTTGGGGGATGATCGCACGCAGCACGCCCATCGGCGTCAAGTTAGGGGAGACGACGGTACGTGCTGCGACGATCGCCACGGAATCCGGTCGCACGTGGTGCCATTGCCCGTCCTGTCGCCAGAAGCTCGCCGAGATCACCGGCGACCGGCTGGTGATCGCCAAGGGGCCGGTCCGGATCATCGTCCACTTCTGCAACGACCAGGACTTGGTATGCTGGCGATGTCACGAGACGGTGACGGTGCGGGCAGCGGAGGCAAAAGCCGCGTGACGCACTGTACGTCCTGAGCGTGCTATGATATGGTCAAGATGAATACGGGCTAGCCACCACCGCCCAAAGAGAGCGCACGTCAGCGCCGTGGTGATCACTTCCGAGCAGGAGGTCGATCCCACGGCGTTTTTCGTTGCTCGGAGTGGTTGCGGCAATGGGCAAGCGGACCCCCTCAAAACCGAATCTCCAATGGCGCACGATCGAGATTCGCGCCAAGGACGACAGCACCGACGCGGGCTTCACTGGCTATGCCTCCGTTTTCGGCAACGTGGATGCCTACGGCACCGCGATCGCCAAGGGTGCGTTCAAGAAGACCCTCCAGGAACGGGGCGAGAAGATTCCCGTTCTCTGGCAGCACGACAGCTATTCCCCCATTGGCAAGCCCCTCGAACTGAAAGAGGACGCCACCGGCCTCTACGTCAACGCCGCGATCAATGAGAACGTGACGTTCGGCAAGGAGGCGATGGAACTGCTCCGGCAGGGTGTCCCGCTCTCCCTCTCCATCGGTTTCGAGATCATCAAGTCCCGGAGCTATGAAGAGGCCGACGACGAAGCCCTCGACTGGTCCGATGCCCCGTCGTGGGCGAATTCCCCCGATGGCCGCGAATGGGTTCGCGTCATCGAAGAAGTGAGGCTCTGGGAGTTCAGCGTTGTCACGTTTGCTGCCAATGAGCAGGCGGTGATCGACGACGTGCGCTCCGCAGACATCGGCCTCCTTACCTCCCTCACGGAAGCACTGCGCAGCGGGGACATCGCCGATGGCGACGAACGGCTTGCGCTCCTTCACCCTCTCGTCGCCGCCTACCAGCAGCGATCCGAGCCGAAGCCGGAGCCCCCAGCGGCCACCACTCCACTCGATCCCGAGGCACGACACCGGAATCGCCTTGCCGAGCTCGCCTTGATCGAACTTGGCCAATCGTGGAGTACCCCATGCTGACCACTGTGGAGCGGACTGACCTCCGCAATCGTTTTGCCGCGCTGATGGCCGAATCCAAGCCCCTCGCCGAGCGCTCTGTCGCCGGTGAACTGACCGCTGAAGAGAACACCCGCTTCGACGCGATCGTTGCCGAGCTCAATGACATCAAGGCGAAATTGGAGACGGACCGCGACGAGCAGGAAGCCCAGCGTGCCCGCTCGGCCGAGATCGCGGCCCTCCAGGCATACGCCGATGAGCACCGCGGCCGCGTAAGCGATGACGGGACCAGCGTCACCGTCGATCGCCGCACCGTGCAGGCCGCCTATGCCAATCCCGGTCGCCGCTTTGCCACCTCCGAGGGGCTCAAGCAGTATGCCGCCCGGCCCAAGGGGACCTCTGAGGCGGTTCAGTTCGGTTCGACCTATCACCGCAAGCGTGCGGACGGACAGTGGGAAGAGCGAGCGCTGGTGCATGGTGCGTCGTTCACCGATTACATCCAGCCGAACCGCCTGCCGGGTATTGTGCAGGGCACGCCATTCCCGCTCCGGATTCGTGACGTGCTGAGCAACGGCCGCACCGATTCTCCGACCATCGAGTTCGTGGTGAAGAACGCGACGACCAACAATGCCGCGTTCGTGGCCGAGGCCACATCGGTGGCAGGGGCGACCGCCAAGCCGGAATCGGCGATCAGCCTGGAAGTCAAGAGCGTGTCGGTGAAGACCGTCGCGCACTGGATTCCGATCACGCGCCAGATGCTCGAGGACGCCGCGCAGATCGAGACGTTCATCAACGGCGAACTGCTCTACGGCTTGGCGAAGAAGGAAGACAGCGAACTGCTGAACGGCGCTGGCGGTGCCAGTATCACCGGCATCCTCCAGACAACCGGCGTGCAGCATCTCAACACGGCCTACTGGTCGGTGGCGGGGAACAAGCTGCCCAATGACGCCAACGTCCTCGATGCGGTCCTGCGCGGCATCAAGCAGTCGCAGGTCACCGGCGAGGCGAGCCCAACCTTCATCGTTGCCCATCCCGACGATTTCGAGACGTGGCGAACGATCAAGGATGCCAACGGCAACTACCTCCTGCGCGGTGGTGGGCCGGAGGCGAACGGCATCCCGAGCCTCTGGGGTCTGCCGGTCGTGCAGTCCACCGCGATTCTGGCCACCAAGCCGCTGGTGGGCGATGGCCGGTTTGCCACCGTCTTCGACAAGACGGACGGTCAGATCTACGTGGCCGATCAGCACGACGACCTGTTCACCAAGAACATCCTCGTGATCCTCGCCGAGGCGCGCCTGGCGCTTGCCGTCACCCTCCCGGCGGCCTTCGTCGAGGTCGAGACGGCCACGGCGATGGCCAACCTCGCTGCCTGACCGAGAGCGCTGGGGTAGCGCTGCTACCCCAGCGCTGAGGAGGCTCGCATGGGCGTGACGATTACGGAGACCGATGGGACCACCCAGGAGTCAACGACGAGAGGACTGGTGAAGAGCGTGGACGAACGCAAGAAGGCCCCGCGAGACGGCTTCTACATGATCGGCAACAACGTCTTCGGGATCAACGCAGGGGACTACCTGCCAGCTGGTGCGGAGATGGTGCCGGAGACCGATGCCGCTGAGGAGATGGTGACCGAGGAGCGATCCAAGGGTAACGCCCCGCACAACAAGGCGCGGAAGGCTGCACCCGAGAACCGGAGCGCCTAAGTGGTGACGTACGCCGACGAAACCGAGGTGATGCGCCTGCTCGACAAGGTCGACCCGACCGCCGAGGAGACGGCGCGCATCGCCCAGCTCAACGAGGAGCTGAGTCGTGTCTTCGACGAGAAGACGGACCGGACCTTCGGCGGTGGCGCCGTCGCGCCGACGACCCGTGGATTCTCGGGGTGTGGCGGATCGGTGTTGGTGCTGCCATACCCGGCGCTGAGCGTGACAAGTGTTGCGACGGGAGGCGACTGGGACGGCAGCACGATGGCAGGCGAGACCGTCCTTGGGGCGGCCGACTGGCGACCGTGGCAACAGGACGCCGATGGGCGCATCTGGGCGATCCGGCGCGAGCGAGGGGTCTGGGAGAGCGAGGTGCGCGTCACCGGGGTCTGGGCGGATAACCCCGGCGGCAGCATCCCAGCCGACGTCGTGGCGCTGGTGACCTGGCTGGTGGCAGAGCACGAGATGCTCGACCACACGTCACCGGCGGGGATCGAGGGCCCGAGCGGGATGGAGCTCCGGCCCCGGAACCCATGGTCCTATGAGCGGACGAAGACGCTGATCGCCAAGTACCGGCTGCCCAGGATGGTGGTCTGATGTTCCACATCGACGTCTCCGGCATCGACCAGTTCACGGCCGCGATGCAGCAGCGCCCACAACGGCTGCGGTCCGAGCTCCAGAAGGGGCTCAACGGCCTGCTCGGCTACGGCGTCCAGGTGGCTCGCGGCTTCGCTCCACGCAAGACCGGCGCGCTGCACGCGGCGATCAAGGTCACGAAGCCAGTGAGCATCGGCGCCACGATCACCGGGGAGTACGCAGCGGTGAAGTCGGCGGCTGCGCCGCACGTCTACATGCGGGAGTTTGGCGGGACGATTCGCGGCAATCCGTGGCTGGTCTTCCCTGGGCGCAATGGCGGGCTGGTCTTCGTCCATAGCGTGACCCAGAAGGGTGTCCACTACTTCTCGCGCTCCGTTGAAGTCATCAAGCCGCGGTTCCAGAGCGTCGTTGCGGCGGCGGTCGCCCGAGCGATGGGAGGTTAGATGGACACCCTTGCCGACCTCCTTACCGCTGCCGCTGTCCATGCCCGATCGGTGCTGATCCCGAGCACGCCACTCAAACGGGTCTATTACCCCGCCCCGAGCAAGATCGAGGCGACGCCTGCGCTCCTGCTGATGTCGGGTGGCGGGAATGCCGCGATCGAGGTGACGCACGAGGGGCCGGGTGAACAGATGTGGACGGGGACGCTGCACGGCCAGCTACTCGTCGATCGGGCACGGCAGATCGGGCCGGAGATCGCGGCGATCGACAACCTCGTCTTCGCCGTCACCGACGCCTTTTCGATCGATGCCAACGGGCAGGGTGTGGAGCTTCCGGGGTTCGCGCACAACCTCGACCGGCTGGTCGTAAGCCAATGGTTCCTGCAACTCGGCATGGAGTGGGGCGGGCAACAGTACGCCGGAGCGGACATCTATCTCGATTTCAAGTTCCACCGCGTGTGGGATCAGTGAGGACACCATGAGCGAGACCAAGGACCAGAAGGCTGCCAAGCCGGACGACCAGAAACCCAAGGGCCCCGAAGCCAAGCAGCCCTTCTTCGCCGAGGCGTACCGCTACGCCGGAGGGGGCTACATCCCCGGCGTGCCGGACCACGATCTGACGTCCGCCGATCTGGCGCGGCTCTCGCCGGATGTCCTGCGCGAGGTCAAGGCCAGCCCGTACTACACCCCGGCGACTGACGCCGAGCTGGGAGGCAACTGATGGCGATCACGAAGGTAAGGAACGACCAGGTCAACCAGATTCTGCTCGCGGGCGTCCAGACGGCGCCGGGCGTTGCGGCAGACCCCACGTTCCGCATGACCGGGCGACCGGACATCGACTGGATGCCAGCGGTCACCGTCGAGGATGAGGCCACCGGCACCTATCAGACCGGCGTCTCCGTCGTGCAGGGGCTGCCGCCGAACACCGGATCGTGGGGAGAGTCGGCGCTCTCCTACGAGCGGGCGCCGAGCTATCTCCGCCACATTTGCAAGGGCGGCGGTACGCCGTTCAGCGGCTCCGGTCCGGATTACCTCTACAAGCAGGCGCTTGACCTCATCAATGCCGACAGTGACCTGCTCACGGTGCTCTTCGGCACGCCGGGCCTCCTGGAGCGCTACACCGACCTGCGGTTCAGCGAGATCAACCTCGCCTTCGATCCGGACTCCGGCGGCTCGTGGACGATCACGCCGACGGCGATGATCGGCAAGGGCGAGATTCCGACCGAACTGGAGGGCACCGTTGCAGCGGCCTCGACCACCACGGTGATCAACGTCACCGGCGGCGGACTCACGGCAGACGAACTGATCGGCGCCTGGTTCTTCCCGCACGCCGACGACAACCGCGCCGGTGCCCGGCTGATCGTGGACAACGATACGACGACCATCACGCTGGGATCACCGCTGCCCAGCGCCCCGGCGACGGGACAGAAGTTCGTGGTCGGCATCCTCGCTCCGGCGGGCATTCCGGTGCTGACCGAAGAGAAGATCAAGGCCGCCGGCACGAAGGTCTACATCGACCCGGAGAGCGGCACGATCGGGACGACGCAGATTCTCCAGCGCATCATCTCCGGCAATATCACCGTCGCGCTCAATGCCGAGAACAAGGCATTCGCCGAGAACGAGTTCGATCGGTCCGGGGTCTACGGCTTCGGGCGCATCGACGTCACGGCGCAGTTGCGGCTGGAGTTCGACCGCCCCGACGAAATCCGCCAGATGAAGCGGATGGACAAGTTCCGCGTGCGCTTCCAGAAGGAGGGCACCGAGCTCGCACCGGGGGTCAAGAAGCTCTGGCAGCCGGACATCCCGCTGGCGGTGTGGACGGGCAAGACGCGGGATACGCGGAACAACAACCTCACGCAGACGATGACGCTGCGGGGGATCAGCCCGACGCTGCCGATCGAGTTCGCGACGCGCAACGGCCTGGCGACCCTGCCGGCGTAAGCCTGACCGGGGCGGTGAGACGTGCCCCTTGGAGATGAAACGTGGTTGCGAAGCCCAAGAAGTCCGCGATCGATGAGAGTCTGTTTCGCCCAGCGAGTGTCGGCGGGTATCTGCCCAGCGCGCAGTTTGCCGAGGTGGAGTTTCGGGCCAAAGGCGCGCCGGATGACGCGCCGACGATCAAGGTGAAGATCCGGACGGACATCACCAACGACGACATCGACGCGTTGACGAAGATCCCGGAAAGCGGGGCTACGGTGTCGGATCACTGGGCGCAGATTGCACCGCTGGTCCTGGGATGGAACGTCCAGCATCGCGCCGAGGATGGCGTGGTCTACGACGTTGTGGCGCCTGCGGAGGCCGGGCCGGAGGTTTTTCGGTTCATCCCGACCCCGCTCTTCTGGCAGATCAATTCGGCCATCATCGGCCGGACGTACGAGCGTGTTGACCCAAAAGCCTCGGTCGGGTCCGCCGCTACGGAAAGCTCGTAGCCAAGCGCGATCTGGATGACGGGACGTCGGACGAGGATGAAGACGAGATCGCCAGCATCCTCGCCGAGATTCCGGACCTGCCTCGCCTGCTCTGGTTCGATGTCACGCCGAAGACGCCCAAGGACTGGGGCGAGCAACCGGCACGGACGTGGGTCACCGCAACCGCGTACCAGAACGCCTATGAAGACGGGCGGAAGGATACGCGTGAGACGACCGAGGCGATGAGAGCGGCGAGGCAGTGGGAGGACTAGGAAATGAACAGGTTGACTGGCGATTGAAGCGTCTCAATGTCTGATTTGGCAAACGTGACGACGCGATCCTCGTCTACATAAATTGTGGCGAATCTGGAGTCCGGGAAGGTCATGGAAAAGCGAACCTCACAATGCAGATCGCTGTTGACCTTGCCATTCAGCAGGGTCTGCTTCCCCACGATCGCGCCGTCTGCGTCCTTCATGATGACCTGCTGTGTCCATCCTGGGAATGGCCCATCGCGACGGGCGATAGAACAGGTTGATCCCTCCGGGTCATTGCTCGTGCAGCATGTGTTCGTGGCAATGAAAGCGATTTCCTTGTTGTCATCCGCACTCGCTCCGCGGGATGCCAATATGCTCCACGCCATCCCTGCAGCGACGATGATCGCCAAGACCACGTATATCACCCGACGCATTCCTTCGCTCCTCCATAACAAGCGGATCGGCCTCCATTGTAGCGGGCAGGTGAGCTGATGGCGGGCAACGAGCTCAAGATCACGATCAGTGCCCAAGACAATGCCAGCGCCGTATTTACCAAGATCGCAAGCGGCGCGGCTAAGGTTGCCGACGAGCTCGAGAAAGCGGGCAAGGACGGTGGCAAGGGATTCGAGGAAGTCTCGAAGGGCGCAGACAAGGCTAACCAGAGCCTATTGCAGATCAGCCAGACCGGCTCTGGTTTCATTCGTTCGATGGAAGGGCTCTCCGGCTCGATCTCGACGATGGGTGCCGGACTCATCAGCTTGGGTGATGGGCTTGACCAGCTCGGGCAAAGCTACATCGATCAGCAACAACGCCTCGATACCCTTCAACGTCAATACGGCTCATTCACGGACGAGATGGTTGCATTCTCTCGCGAGATGCAGAGCCAGACGACGTTTAGCGACGACGCGGTCCAGAAGGGTCTCGTCTATTTTGCCTCACTCAAGGAGCAGTACGGCCTCACCATTGATCAGATCAAGCAGCTGGCCATTGTCACTGCTGACCTCGCACAGGCAAATGGTCTGGCATATGAGGATGCTGCCCAACGCGTACAGGCCGCGATCCGGGGCGAGACCGAAGGTGCGGAGATACTTGGTTTAGCCCTAAACCAACAGTCCATCGATCGTCAGAATCTAACATTGACGATGACGAATCAGGAGGCAGCACAATTCCGCCTCAACGCCCTGCTGTCTCAGGCTTCATATGCTCAGGGTTCGGCCGGGGCGGCGGTGCAACGAGCAGACGGCCAGTGGAAGCAGTTTTCCAATAGTGTTCAGGACGCACAGCAGGCCGTCGGTCGTTTTGTTGGCCCTGCTGGTGACATCGCGGCGTCATTGGGGCGCGGCTTGGCAACGGTTGGCGAGGCGACGCGTGGTATCTCAGATCTCAAAACAGGGCTGCAAGGCTTGGGTGGGGTGCTCAAGTCGACCGGGAGTGCCCTGAGCGTTCTGGCTACCTCTGGCGGTGCAGTTGGCCTTGCCATTCTGGGTGTGACGGCGGCTGTGGGTGCCGGTGTCTATGTTTGGCAAACCTACAATGATGCGATCCATTCAACAGAAAAGGCGTTCGATGGGCTTGATGCAGCGCAACAGCAGGCAATCCTGAACGGCGACGAAGCGCGTTCGGCTGCCATCGGCCAGGCGAAGCAGGATTTCGAAGACTTCGGTGCTTGGCTCGACAAGGAGATGGGCGTTGGTGAATACGCTACCGAAGGAGGGCCCAAGTTCCCAGGCATTAGCACGGACACGTACGACAACGTCTTGAAAGCCGTCACAGCAGCCCTTTCTGATAGTCGTGTGGATGTCGAGAAATATATGGCATGGTTGGAGGGGGAGCTCCAGCGTGCTTACGAGAATCCTGCGCAGGCCCAAGAGATTTTTGAAGGGATTGTCGAGACATCGACAACCGGTCTGGCGCAATTCGCCCTTGCAGCGGAGAAGGCGAAGACCGCTGTCAGCGGGCTCAATGCCGAACAGCAAAAGCTCAATCAGTCGATGGCCCAATACGCCAACATGTATGGCCAGAAAACGGATGAGGAGTGGGACGCTGCCAAGGTCAAGACCTTCAACGAGCAGGTGCAGGAGGCTATTCGTCTGCGTGAGCAGATGGCGGCCGCGCCGGGCGAAGAACGCGATCTCGTCATCGCTCAGCAGCGCCTCGACCTCTGGGAAAAGTCGATTGTCACGCAAGAAAAGCTGAACGACGCGTGGCAGCGGGGCATGGAGACCGGCGACCTGTCTGAGTTCATCGCCCTCGCTAACCAGCGGATCGCACAGCAGCAAATGCTCCTCGACCTTCAGCGGGCCCTCAACCAGGAAACGGCCGTCGATCATCACAAGGGGATGGACCCGTTCGGCAAAACGGTCGACAACGCCCGCGACCTGCTCAAACTGGAGGATCAGCGGCAGGCGATTGCCGAGGGCGTCCGTGACGTCCTGGAGGGGCAAGCGGACGCCTATCACGACATGGCGACGACCTGGGCCGGGATGACCGGGCAGGATGATTTTGTCTCCCAGCTCAACCTCTCGGGGCATGGCACGGCGTACACCCAGCTCGCCGGGGACATCGCTGATGCCAACACGGCGCTGCAGGATGGCTTTAGGATCATCGTCCAGAACACGGACGCGATCGGGCAAACCTCGCAGGCGACGCAGGACTGGGCTGACAAGCTGATTGGTGTCGAGGGGGAGTACGGCAAGATCGACGATCTCCTCGCCGCGGGCACCATCACGATCGGCGAATACAACGCCGCCCAGCAGGCCCAGGTGGACATCGCGGAGGCCAATGCCCGCATCCAGCAAGATGTGCTGACGATCCAGGCGAAGCAGGCACCGATGCTCGCCGAGCTGACCGAGCAGCAAGCCCAGTACATGGACCAGCTGGCCGCAATGCCTCAGCAACAGCAACTCGTCACGCTGGGCTGGATGGATACCAACGAGGCGGCGAAGGCCAACCAGGCGGTCGTGATGGCCGCCGCCGCGGCGAATGGGGAGTATGGCGAATCGGGCAAGGCTGCCGTCGAGAAGATGATCGCGGCGCAGGCAGCGGCGGACCCGGTCTTCAAGCAGATGTTGCTGGACATCGGGTTGATCGATGAGAAGGTCGACGCCAACGGTAACCGTGTCATCACGGTCAATTTCGATGGTGCCGAAGGGGTCAACAACGACATTCAGGAACTGACCAAGAGCATCGATGCGCTCACGGTCGCCCTGGGTGGCGTGCCACCCCTGCACGTGGACTCGGACCTCCCGCAGACGACCGAGGGCGTGGACGGATTCCGCGACTCCCTCGACGGGGCGAAACGGGACATCGGGGCGACCAACGATGCGCTGATCGCGCTTGCCCGACAGCAGGCCAACCCGACGGTGGATGTCGAGACCGGCGAATCCGATCAGCGGATGGTGAATCTCGCGGATGCCCTGCGGGCGCTGGGCGAACAGCATCCCACGCCGAGTGTGGAAGTGGAGACCGGCGAGGCCGACGGGCCGCTGGACGCGTTGAAGCAGAAGCTGGACGATCTGGAGCTGCCCCGGCGGGTGCAGGTCCTCTTCGACCAGGGCGAAGGCACTGGCGGGAGCCCGTACGACCCGCAGGGTCCCGGCAGCGCGCAGCCGGAAATGCATGTCAAGACGGTGCTGGACCCGCCAGAGCTGCCGGACTACAGCGGCGTACCCCCGGTGCCGCTGCAATCTCAGTGGGACCCGATTCCGCCGCCCGACCTGCCCACGATAGACCCGGTCACGATCCCGGTGCAATACGAGTTCGCCACGGCGGCGGACGCAGATCCCTTGCGGAGCCCAACCGGCATCGATGGTCCGTTTAGCGCGGGCGGTGACGGGATCAGGATCCCGGTGACCGTCGAGGTGATCGGTGCCGAGCAGGTCGAGACGCTGAAATCGGACATCGACGGGCTGGAGGACAAGACCGTCACGATCATGGGCGATGCCACCGTCGCCCTTGGCGCGGTGAGCAATGTCAATGAGGCGGCGATCAATGACAAGACGCTGACCATCATGGGCGACGCGACGCTGGCGCTCGGTGCCGTGAACAACGTCAACGGAGCGGGTATCGACGACAAGACACTCACGATCTTCGGCGATGCCACGCTGGCGTTCGCCGCGATCGAGAACGTCAACAACACCCCGGTAAACGACAAGACGATGACGATCTCCGTGGTGACGCAGTACAGCACGGTGGGATCGCCGCCGTCTGGCATTTCCGTCGCCCGTCACGGCGGCATCCCGGCATACGCCAGTGGCGGCGTCGTCTTCCGCGGCGGGGAGGCTGGGCTGGAGCTGGCCCACTTCGCCGGTGGCGGCATCGCCCCGCTGCCCTGGGACGGGCTCTACATGGCGCCAGCGGGCACGCGGATCGAGCCGCACAACAGCGTGGTGACCAAGCTGCAGCCGGGCGGAGTTGGTGGATACACGGTGGTCGTCAACGTCAACGCCCCTGTCTTCGGGATCGACGACCTGGAGGCCAAGATCGGCGGGGCGATCGCCCGCAGCATGGTCGAGATCAAGCAGGACCGAGACCGGGCATTGGGGGTGGCGGCATGAGTCTCCTTTCGCTGCAGTCCAATACCCTGAGCCCCTTTACCGGCTTTGGCGACGATCCAAACTGGTCGGTCAAGTTCGGCGTCCGCAAGGACCGGGCAAGGCTGGCGGACTGGGAGAGTGGGCTGCGCATGGCGCGGCTCCCGCTGGCGACGGGCAATGGCGAGATCACGCAGCGGCGTGGCCGCGATCCGTGGACGCTGACATGGCGGCTCTGGTTTGCCACCGTCGAGGATCTCGACCGTTTGGATGCGATGGTGGGACGCCGTGCTACGCTGCGCTACCGGAGCAACCTCACCAAGCGTGGTGGCGGCTCGCTGCAGACCATCGAGGACCGGACCTATCTCGTCTTCCCCGGCACGATGCTGATAGAGCTGACGGACATCGAGGTTGCGCCGGATGGCCGCTGCGAGGCGACAGCGACGTTCACCCGGCCGTACGTCGATCCCCCCGCATTCGTGCCGCCCGTCTGGCCCGCGCCGCCGTACCCCGGTGTCCGCCTCCTGCCCGATCCCCTGCTCTTCCTCACGCAGCCGCTTTCCCGCAACGCGGCCGGCGCGATCAGCCCGGCCAGCGGGGCCGCCCGCGTCACGACGCTGGATGGCTATGCGGCCTGGCGGATCATCCCGGCCGCGAAGAACGGGATTTACAACCCGCTCTTCAGTGCCATGACCAACTGGACCGCCGAGCTGGGCGCAACGCTGACCGCCAATGGCGACGGGACGGCGCGCGTCCAGACCTCGGCGATCTACCAGGGGATCACGGCCGCGCCGGGGACGGCGCTCGCCGCGGTGCAGGGAGAGACGGTGACCATCGTCGTGTCGGCCCGCAGCCGCACGGTGACCCGGACGATGGACCTCCAGTTCTATGCCCACAGCGCCAACAACCACGGCGGCAACACGAGCGACCTCAGCAAGACCACGGTCAACGTCTCCACGTCCTGGCAACGCTTCAGCCACACCAGAACGCTCACCGATGCCGCCACGCAGTTCGTCTTCCTCCGCTTCACCACGCCGGACTCGACGGTCCGCGACATCGATATCCGCGAGCCGATGGTCTTCAAGGGGTCGGTGATTCCCGAGTTCGTTCCGGCGGTGGATGGCCTCGGGGTGCTCCTCCCGGGCGACACATGGGACGGGGGCGCCAACGCGAGCCCGAGTACCCGGGCGGTGGGGTCGGTGGGAGGCGCGCTGGCCAGCTTCGGCAGCCTCTATCTCCGCTATTCGACCGACGGTAGCACCGTCGTCAACACCGTGCTCACCGGACCGGGGACGTTCGGCGGCATCGGGACTGTCGCGTTCAGTGGCGGCGTCCTGACAATCACGTCCTCGGCGCCGCTCTGGATCGGCGCGGCCATCATGTATCCGACCCTCACCGGCGGACAAAAGACCTATCTCGACAGTGTCGCCACGTCTGCCCTGACGTGGTCCATGTAGGAGGGACCCATGCTCACCATCAACCAGATCATGACTGCCGCGCGCGACATCAACAGTCCCTACGCCAACCAGGTGATGGGTGCGCTGATCCTGCACGCCGATTGGCAGCGACGAGACGAGGCAGGAGTCGCTGGACGCACTGAGGCCACGCGCGCATTCGCCCTCGATGTGCTCAATGCGCCGGACGCCTACACCTTCCGCTTCGCGGCCCGGAGCGGGCTCAATCCGGCGATCAAGGACGTCTACAACGACATCAACACCCTGCCGGACGGGGTGGTGGTCTCCCGGATCGAGGAGTATTTCGCTCTCTATGCTCCGCCGGTGGTGCCGTAATGGTCGCTTCGCTCGCCTCTCCGCAGGGCGTCCTGGACGCCCGCGATACCGAGCTCCGGCTCTCCGTCTGGATCGGCGGGGTGCTGACCGATGTCGTCTCGGCCTCGGGACAGCAGGATGCCGATGCCGACAAGGCGATCTGCACGCTCGTCATGCCGTTGCCGCGGCCGGCGTGGCTGGTGCCCAATGCCGAGGTGCTGGTGCAGACCGGGCACAACGACTACGTCGGCGCCCAGTTCTCCGGCTACATCCCGGAGTGGGAGGGAGCGATCAGCGCCGAGGGCCGCATCCTCACCGTCAAGTGCGACGGCTGGGGCACGCTGCTCTCGGAGCCCGACCGCTACGACTGGGAGATTCAGGGGCCGGTCAGTGCCGCCAGTGTCTTCACGGCGCTCTGCCAGCGCAAGGGCGTGCCGAGCTACGTCGCCGAGCGGGCGACGATGGTCGATGGGCTGACCGAGCTGATGCTGGGCGGCAACCGGCAGATTGACGACGGCAAGGTCATCTTCAAGGGCGGGAGCTCCCCGCTCGCGACGTTCGCGCGGCTCATGGAGGACCAGGGCTACCGGGTCTACGAGATCTCCGATGGCACGATCCGGATGTCCCGGATCAACGGCTCCCCGGACGGCGATCCGACGCGCGCCGTGGTGGCCACCTTCCGCGACGGCGTCCATTTGCTCGATGCCCGGCGTGGCTACTCGGTGCGCGACAAGGTCTCGTACCGCGACCTGCAGGGCCCGACCTACGAGGATGCCTTCGGCGGCCGCGTACCGATCCGCAGCGTGCCGACGCAGGACATCGCCGATCCCGAGATTCGCGGCGGCCATCGCTACCGCAAGTACTCCAATAGCGATCTCGTGCGCCAGGACCTCGCCGACAACGCCCGGCAGGTGATGGAAATCGACGGGAGTGCCGATGCACCGGTGCGGTGGAAGGCGGTCGGCACGCCGGGGCTCAACGTCGGCGACGTCGTGGCGATCGCGGACTCCGGAGACCTGGAGGCGGACGGCGTCTACTGGCTGATGCGCATCGACTGGTCGCTGGACCGGAGTGGCTACACGGCGACCTACACCGGCTGGCGCGGTGGCGGCACGGCGCTGCCCAGCCTCGTGGATGAAGTGCGGGTGCCTATCCAGGGTGCGGCCGTGCATATCGGTGACGAATATGTTTCGTGGTATGCGCAACCGTCACCGGTTGGCACGGAAAAGACGTGGAATTTCTCGCTGCCCGAAAACGCAAGCGTGGTCAATTGCCGGGGCTGGCACCACTCGACCAACAGCCAGCTGAAGGATGGGGCATCCACCGAGCTACAGGTCACCAAATGGGAGATTTGGAAAGCCGGTGTCGATCGCAGCAACAAGGACAACAAGCCGGAATCGTCCGGGACGATGCCCTCGCTCCCCGAAGAGTATGAGCAACGTCGCCCCTACGGATCGGGACTCACGTGGTGGTCCCAGTTTGCCATCAATCTGCGGTCAGTCGATGCGGGCGACTACGTACTCGTGCTGAAGGCGGGCGAAGACCAAGGCTACGACGATTTCGAGGTGCAACAGGTCTTCCTTCAGATTTTCGGGACCGTGGAGCCGGCCGTTATTCAGGAGCGGCAATCATGAACGAGAAGCTGAACCGGGCCCTGCGCGACAGCGGCTACCTCGATGTGTTTGAGCCGGCGGCCAAGGTCCGCCACGAGCAGGCGATCCGGCAGGCCGTGGACCGGGCCGGGCAATTGGCTGATGACGTGGCGGCGCGGGTGCGGACACCGCTGACGCTCGACTGGAGCACGATCGACGGGCGGGCCAAGCGGACGCCGCAGGCCGGGACGCTGGTCCTGCTCTGGGCGCATGCCAACACGGCCCCAAGCACGGGATCGTGCGTGATCCAGTACACGCTGGAGACCAAGACGCAAGGGGCAACGCCGATCGCAACCGTGACCATCGAGCGCAACCAGACCATCGGCGAGGCGGTCTTCGCGCAGCCGTTGCCCGCCGGGGCGTATCTCAATCCATCGGTGACCAGTGCCGGGGGCGCGTCTGCCGTCTCGACCGGCATCGTGATCAAGGCAGGTGTCTGATGCCCAGCTATTTCCCCCTCGTCATCCAGCAGGGTGCCAATCTCGGCGTCTGGTTCGCCCTTCGCCAGCCGGACGGCAGTATCGCCAATCCGCTGACGACCGGCGGCGGCTACAGCGTCGCCAAGCTCCAGGTCCGGGACAAGGCGGCGACCGACGGCGGCACGGTGTTGCTGGAGCTGACCACCGGCAATGGTGGGATCACGCTCGGAGCATTGACCGATGCCGCCGGAGCGAGCCAGTCGGGGTATCTCTACGCCTCTGCCCAGGCGACGGCGATGCTCGTGCCGTGGGGTGAGGCGGTCTACGATCTCAAGCTCTCGGACGGCGTCAATGTCGCGACCATCCTGTTCGGCCCGGCCATCCTCGTGCCCGCCGCGACGCTCATGTAGGAGGCTGCAATGGCCAACGATTTCGACCACGCGATTGTTCTGATTTCCACGACCGGGCTCAACGGCGGCGGCATCACGTCGGGGCAACTCGCCTCGGCCATCGCCGGGCTGGCGCCGTCATCCCCCAGCTTCATCACCAAGGTGCCCGAAGCTGGGCTGACCAACGAATTCGCCCTGAGCGGCATGACGACCGGCATCGTCAAGGTCACCAACGGCACCGGCGCGCTGACGACGGCGGTGGGGACGGACTTGCCTGCCCACTCGCACACCAGCATCGTGGAACTGGCCTTCCCGATCGACGGCGGGGGTAGTGTCATCACGACGGGGCTCAAAGGGTACATCCGGGTGCCCTTTGCCGGGACGATCAAGAGTTGGACCATCCTCGGGGAGCTCGTGAATGGCGTCATCACGATCGATGTCTGGAAGGCGCCGTATGCCAGCTACCCGCCGACGAACGCCCAGAGCATCACCGCGGCGAACGAGATGAAGATCGCCAGCACCGGCAACAAGGCCACCGATAGTGTGCTCACCGGCTGGACCACCTCGGTGAGTGCCGGGGATATCTTCGGCTTCAACGTCGATTCGGTGACGGCGATGACCAAGGTTACGGTCTATCTCGATATCGAGAGGACGGTGTAGGGTGGGGCAGTTTGTTCGTGATGCCATGAATGGTACCGGGTTCGCCGATCTCGACGACCCATACGAGCATAGCGCCGAGCTTGGCGGCCCGTGGGTGCGCAACCCGGCGACACCAGACACGCGCTGGTACCTCATCAACGACCGCTGCCATTGCGGTGAGCCCGGTGCGGTCTATGCATCGGGGACGCCGGCAAATGCCAACTACTACGTCGAGTGCGACTACATTATCTTCAGCGACATCGTGGGGGCAGGGCTGACGGCGCGGCAGAGCACCAGCGATCTCACGATGTACCTCACGCGGTATGAGAGCGGGGCCTACCTGCTCGCCAAGTTTGTCGCCGGGGCTTACACGTGGCTCGGAGGCTACACGATCAACCATGTCGGGACAACGCACAAGCTGCGGCTGACGGTGAACGGCACGACGATCTCGGTGGATGTCGACGGGGTGACCAGGATCAGTGTCACCGACAGCAGCATCGCGGCGGCGGGCAAGGCCGGGCTAACCGCCGGGGCCGCCAATGACGCCGGGACCGGCAAGCATATCGACAACTTCGTGGCAGTAGACGGGGCGGCGGCGGTGACGATCCGGAGCAACGTGTTCGGGGTGATCGGATGACGCCTGCAACGATCGCCACTGAAGGCGGGCACACCTGGTGGTATTGCCCATCCTGCCACAAACGCCTCGCCGAGATCGTGGGCGATCGCGTCGTGATCCGGTCGGGCAAGGAGGTTTGGGCAATGCCGGTGCGCAACGAGCCCGAGGTGACGTGCCCGCGTTGCCTGGCCACGAGTGTCCTGGACACCCGTACGATGCCAGCGGAGCGAGAGGCCGCGTAGGGCGTACAATGGACGCATAACCAAACAGGGCGATACACCACCCGCCCACCCCAACGCCGAGCGCTTGACGCCGTGGTGACCCTCCCGAGCAGGGAGACGGTCCTACGGCGTTTTCTGTTGTCAGTGCTCGTCCGCTCTCCGGCCAGCGAGTGCCAGCAACCCCACAGAGCCGGAGCGTACAGGTGGAGGCAGGACATGGCGAGCGCGATCAGACGATGGCCCCAGGAGGTGCCCGGTGACGGGGTTGAGTCCTGCCGAGGCCATCCTGTTGCTCACCACCCTCGGATCGCTGGTCCGCTGGTGGGTCGAGCGGAAGGACGCCCGCTCCGCCTTGTCCGAAGCGAAGAAGGCCGCCGAGAAAGCGGTCTCCACACTGACCACCACGATCGCGGAGAAGAACGAGGAACTGGAGGACCTGGAGGAGGACCGGGACTTCTGGCGATCTCGCGCCGAACACCTGGAGACACTGGTCTATGGGCGAGGGGGCGACTGATGTGGAGCAAGCTCCGTCATCTGCTCTGGCCGCCGAAGCCCCAGGCGGACGCCGCCTTCCTTGCCCGGATGCACGAGGCCCGCTCGTTCGGCGTCACGCAGCGCAAGGCGAGCGTGGCATCCCGGCGGCGCATTCAGCGGGCGCGCAACCAGCGCCCCGCCCAGGGGCCGATCGAGACCGCGATCTTCCCGGTCTGCAAGGAGGATCGTCCATGAGGCCACGATATGCGATCCCGCTGATCGTCGCAGCCGTCCTCACGGTCTACCTGATCCTCTCGACGATCGAGGAGGAAACCAAGGAGCGATCCGATCCCTTTCTCCTGCTCTTCATCGGCCTGACGTTCACCGTCTGCATGGCGATCACGCTGCTCTACACCCACTCCTGGACGCTGCGCAGCGCCGGGATCCTGCTGACGATGGCCGGGGACGGGGTTCTCTATTCGTTCGCTGGCGGACGGCATTTCATCGCGGTCTCGCCAGGCACGATCGAGCACATCACCGATCTGGCCCGATCCTGCTTTTTCGCTGGCGCGCCACTCCTCCTTATTGGCCTGATTGCCTGGGTGTGGCGTGTCAGACAACCACCTCCGGAACCCCTCGCTGATCCCGTGCCGGAATCCATGAATGAGAGCGCAGGAGCGCCATGAGCACCACCAACTGGCGATCGCTGGGAGACACCACCCTCGCCGTCTACCGATCCGAGTTCGCCCGACGCAACTCGCCACTCCTCGCCGAGGTCGAGAGCATCTACAGCGCCGTCAAGGGCTACAGCCTCCTCTACCTGGCGCAAGTGGGCATGGAAAGCGAGTACGCCACCACCGGGTTCGCGGCGGGCACGCCTTCCGCGCACAACGCGCTCGGGACCAAGGTGCGCGGGCAGCCGCAGTACCAGCGCTTTGCATCGTGGACCGACGGTGCCAAGGAGTGGCGCGCCCGAATCCTCGATCCCGGCTATGCCTACGCCAGGACCGTGACGCTGGCCGATTACATCCACGTCTATGCCCCGATCAGCGACGGCAACGACGAGGCGGGGTACGTCGCCTTCATCCAAGCCTACCGGCAGCGATTCCCGGCGCCAGACACAGGAGATACCACCATGCCCACAACCACACCAACGATCACCTTTGGCCGTGTTCCAGCGCCAAGGATCGTCAAGATCGACACGAGTCGCAAGCAGCCCGGTGCGGGCTGGGATAACCTCGGCCAACGCAAGCCCAAGTTCGTCGTCCTGCACCGCATGGTGGGGTCGCTCGCCGGGACCGATAGCTGGTTCGCCAACCCAACCGCCCCGGCGCTGACGGATTTCGGGATCGGGATCGCGGCAATGGATGGTAGCGCCAAGTCCGGCGAAATCCACCAGTACAACGACCCGCGGGGCACCCGCTCCGGATGGGCGTCCGGTCCGTACAGCGGCGCCTATGGCGATGGCAAGGCCATCGTGGACAAGTACGGCATCAACGTCATCAACCGCGACGGCGAGTCGCTGGAGATCAGCGGCAACTACGACACGCCGATCACCGACGCCGAAAAGCAGCGCATTGCTGAGTGGATCGCCTGGCGGTGGGACCTGATGCACATCCCGTACACGTCCGCGCCGATCAATCCCGAGACGGGGATCAGTGCCGTCATGTGGCACCAGGAATTCACCCTTGGGACGGGGAAGACGTGCCCCGGTCCGGTGGTGATGCAGGCGACCAATGACCTGATCGCCCGCGCGACGGCGATCCTCAAGCAGTACCAGACGAGCGGCGACGGGACGGGAGGCGATCCGGACCCGGAGACGCCGACCTACGCCATCCCGCAAATCCCGGGCTGGCTGCTGAGCTGGACGGGGGAGCCGGTGCTGCACGACATTCCCGGCGTCAAGGACGGGACGGTGTTTGCGACCACGGCGCAGTACATCGCCAAGCGGGCGACACCGCGCCTCCAGTACGCCACGTCTGGCGCGCAGAAGGTGGGACCGGACATCGTGGCGGGCGAGCGCTTCCCGGTGGCCTTCATCTTCACCGCCGCGGACGGCAAGCAGTACGGCGTGACCAAGTATGGGACCAGGGTGCTGCTCGCTGATCTGGAGGTCGTGAGCGACGCCGCCTGACCTACGGGGCGGCAGGGGGCACTCCAGCCTGTCCGTTGCCGCCCAAAGGAGCGGCGTTAGCTAAGGGTGCTTAGCTTACGCCACTCGCCACGACCGCTAAGCAAAGGAAACGCCGGTTTCCTTTGCTTAGTGCCGCAAAGTGAAATAGCGACCGGCGCTATTGTCGAAATGGCCCGAAAAGTACAATAGGAGACACCACCGTGAACCCAACCCAAGTCACCGTCACACAGACCATCGCCAAGGCTGCCGCGAAAACGTTCCTGCAGGCCGCGCTCGCCATCCTCGTGCTGCTCGCCGTGCCCGAACTGACCGGGTGGGCCAAGGACATCCAGGATGGCGGCACGATCGACATTGATCTGCACTGGTGGGGCAACGTCCTCATTGCCGCACTCGGCGGCGGGATTGCGGCGCTGATCTCGATGGCCTGGAACTGGGCCAAGACGCCATCCTGATCGCAAGATAGAAGAAGACATAAGAGCGCCCCGGTCGATATGGCCGGGGTGTCTCGCTGCTAGAAATGCTCCCCATTCTCAACCCTCTTCAGGACTTCTAAGCGAGGGCAGTAGTAGGTGAAGGTGAGGTTTACCATCGAGCCGACTTTGAATGATCTGTCGGTGATGAAGATGAGGTTCTTGTCGGCGAGTTCTTGCATCGCAGCCTCGACAGCGGGGCCGTAGACGCGGGAAACCTGCGACGTGATCTGGCTGTCACTGATCGTAGACGAATGGAAACCGTTGGCCCGGCAGAGATCGGCGACGAGGAGGTAAACCATTCTCACGTCGGGTGCAAGGGCATCAACATCACGGTTGTATTCACGAGCCATTTCAAGATCGCGTTCTGTCATCACTCTTCATCCTCCTCATCATACCCCTGCGGCGGCCACGTCTCCGATCGCGCGACGACCAGCATGCGGAAGGGGGCTCACTATCTACTCTGCTCCCTTCAGTTCTTGTTCGATTTCGTCGAGCTCCTTCTCGACCATCTCCACCCCTTTCGCGATCTGGGAGATGATGTGCTGTGCCTCTCCGTAGTCAGACTCCATCCGAATGATGATCTTGGTTTGGAGTTTGACCGCACTTATGAGCGCCCGGACTTCCGTAACCGTTAGCGGACGGGTGGTCGCGAGAGTTGTCAAACGCTTGTCGATCGTGCGAGCACGATCCCACGCCGTTGTAAGTCTCTGCTGGACTGTATCCATCATGCCTCCCGTTCAGCGTAGTTGGTCATGCGCTATCCTTCCTTCGTCCGACCCCGGCAAAGGGTCAGGCGTCTCAGACCGCCGTCTCGGAGTCATCCGGGCGGCGGTTCTCTGTAGGGCGTGGCTCACGGAGACGCGCCGCCTCCTCATCGGTGATATAGACGCGCCGATCCCCGGCAAACTTCACCGGGACCACGCCACTCCGCTTCAACCATCGCCAGACGGTCGAGTAGGCGACGCCCATGTCCTCGGCGAGCACCACGACCGCGATGTATCCCTCGCGCACCGCGTCACCTCCTTTCTCTGCCAACTATACCAATGTCGAGCAATCTTGCCCATAGTATTGCAATGTATTGCAGGGAGTGGTAAGATGGTCACATCAGGAGATGAGACGCCTGACCGTTACCAGCGCCGAGGAGTTGCCGCTCCGAGGCAAGCCAGGAAGGACACCGGCCATGACCCGCTACAGCACCCTCTCCACCGACGCGATCCGCACCGCCCGCACCAAGCTCATCGCCGGTCTCGCCAATGTCCGGATCACGCCGGAGACCCGCATCCGCATGGAGGGCTGGGTCGC